GATGGGGGCATATGTTCTCGTTCGCCGGAGACCAGAACGCCAAGCAGCGCTTTGAGAACGACAAGACCGGCTACCGGCTCGCGACCTCAGTCGGGGGTACGGCGACCGGTGAGGGTGGCTCGCGCCTGATACTTGACGACCCGCACGGCGCTCAAGCCGCGCAGTCAGAGGTGATGCGGGAGTCAGACCTTGAATGGTTTGACATGGTATGGTCAACGCGACTGAATAACCCGAAGACCGATGCGATGGTGACCGTCATGCAGCGCCTACACGAGCGCGACATCAGCGGGCATATCCTTGAAGACATCAAGGGCTGGGAGCATATCTGCATTCCGGCAGAGTGGGACGGCAAGACCCGCAAGACCAGCCTCGGCGTGTACGACCCACGCAAGAAGAAGGGCGAGCTGATCTGTCCCGAGCGGTTCGGCGAGAAGGAGATCACCACGCTGAAGCAACTGCTGGGCACATACGGCACGGCAGGTCAGTTACAGCAAGACCCGACTCCGAGCGAGGGCGGAATCCTGAAGGTCAACAACTTCAGGCTCTGGCCAGCGTCATCAGGTCTGCCGCCCTTTGAGTACATACTGCAGTCATACGACTGTGCATTCACCGAGAAGACGACCGGCGACCCGACCGCCTGCTCGGTCTGGGCGATGTTCACGCACAAGGGCGCACGCAATGCGATGCTCATTGATGCATGGGACGAACACCTGAGCTATCCAGACCTGCGAGCACGAGCCGTGAAAGACTGGACGACTGAATACGGCGGGATGACAAAGGACTCGCCATACTCCCGAGCGAAGCGCCCTGACCGTATCTTGGTGGAAGCGAAGGCGAGTGGGCAATCATTGTTGCAGGACTTGCGCTTGGCGAAAGTGCCAGCAGTGGGCTATAATCCAGGTCAGGCTGACAAGGTATCACGGGCGCACCAAGCCGCGCCAACCCTTGAGCTGGGGTTGTTGTGGGTGCCGGAGTCAAAGAAGAACCTCGGTCAACCGGTGAGCTGGGCGGGGGCTTTCCTCAAACAACTGGGCAAGTTCCCAGTAGCGGAGCATGATGATTATGTTGACACGTTTACGCAAGCTATCATTTATCTCAAGAATGATGGATGGTTTGAGTTACCTCAAGCAAAAGATATCGACGAGCCTCGCATCTCTAACAAACCGAGGATAAACCCGTATGCAGCCTAAGAAACCAATCTGGGACAAAGCTAGACCTAAGAGCCTCGGCGAGAGCAAGACGCTGTCATCGGCGGCTAAGTCATCCGCTAAGGCGGCAGCAAAGAGCGCCGGACGCCCTTACCCCAACCTCGTCGACAACATGAGAGCGGCGAGGAAGAAATGACTGACCGCGTTGACAAGGACAGCCTGCCGCTGAATCAACCACGGCGCACACCGAGCCATCCTACGAAGTCACACATCGTGAAGACGAAGGTAGACGGCAAGGAGAAGATTATCCGCTTCGGTGAGCAGGGCGCGAGCACAGCAGGCAAGCCCAAGGAGGGCGAGTCCGACCGCATGAAGGCTAAGCGAGCCTCGTTCAAGTCACGTCACGCAAAGAACATTGCTAAGGGTCCGAGTAGCCCAGCGTATTGGGCAAACAAGGTGAAGTGGGCAGATGGCGGGTTTGTCAAGACGAATTACTACGATGGCGGTTCAATGCGCGCACAGCCGCAGAACGCCGCGTTGGGTTCTATTGCGGAGTTCTTGAAGCAGACTTACTCGCCACGGCGCACGCAGCAGATGCAGGGGACGATGGAGTTCCTCGGTGTACCGGCGCTAGCTCGTACTGCTGAGCGCTTGAGCTACGGGCAACCGATCACCAACATCAACAAGGCTAACGTCCCCCTGCTGCCCGATGATACTGCTGAAGCGGCGATGTTGGTCGCCCCGCCGTTAGCGAGCATTGCTAAGCGCGTGGGCACCAACCTCGTGCAGACCGCGCCTGCCGTTGCCCGCGACATTGTGCAGAACGTAACTTCACCTCTGAAGTCTTACGCTGTGAAGCCGAAGGGTGGCAACTGGCAACCGCCGCAGGGTTCAAGAGACAGCGTTACTATGTCGGTAAACCCCATCAAGCGTAACCCTGAAGTCATGAGCGGCGATATGATCAACCAAGCCGCTGGTGAAGACCTCTGGTCAAAAATGGTGGATCTGGGTCCTAGTGCTTATAATTCTCCTGTCCCGTGGCTAAAAGAAAACAGACCTGACGTCTTAGAAAAGCTCTACGGCGAAGACAGATTAGCGCTCAACAAGTGGCTTGACACTAAGCTCGAAAAGTACATCCGCAACGACATGGGCACACCGGACGACCCGATCAGGCTTGCGCACGAGGAAGGGTTCTCGCACATTCCTGGTGAAGCGGAAGAACTCGGCATGTGGCTACCTGAAGACGTAGCCGCTATGCGTGTTAAAGCGGGTTACCCCGAGGAAGGGTTCGCCGTCAAGAAACACGCAGACGCGGGTTATCCTGAGAACATGGAAGTTAACTCTCGCAAAGCTGAGATGTGGGAAGCTCTTTCGGACGCCGAGATCACCGCCACCCCTGCGCGGGAATTTCAAGAGCGGTTCCGTATGGCGCGTGAAATGCCCAACTTTGTGAGTAATGGTAAGCAAGAAATTGCGATAGCGGAGCGTAATCCTTGGATTGAAAAGCTCGCCCCAGAGACTCCGATTTACAAGATTGACAGACCTATGGATCTCAATGAGAACCTCGGGTTCAATCACATGGCTGACGAGATTCAGAACATGCTTGACCCCGAGTCAGGTTTGCCCGCCGCGTTACGCTTGACACCTCAGCAGCTTGACAAGGTGACGATGAAGCAGATGGTGGAGAAGGTTGACGCTGTCAACAAGTGGCGCTCCGAGGAAGCAGCCAAGGCTGAGCTGGGCGACATGATGGGTAACCTGACCGCCACACCGAGAATGCAGATACCTGATACGCAACTTTCGTTCGTCAAAGAACCAGGAATGACTTGGGTTGATATTCCGGCGACTGTTGACGAGTCGGCTATGAAGCTCTGCACGACGATCGGCAAACAAGCCGGTTGGTGTACGCAAGGTGAAAGTCTCGCCAAGGCTTACGGCTCAGGCGACCGCCGCCTCGCCACATTGCTCGATGCTGAGGGTCGTCCGCACGCACAGGCGATGACCGATTATTCGCCAGAAGGTAAGATGTTTTCTAACCCCTTCAATCGTTTGTCGGACAGCACACAAGCTGAGTTGCTGAAAGAGGTGCAGGCTGTGACGGGTATTGAAGGTTGGTCGTCCCAAGGCAAAGCGTTCGAAAGACAGAAGCAAGTTCTTAACGAGCTGATGCAGCGCCCAGAGATACAAGCTCAACTCAACGACTTTCCAGAACCGCCTAAAAATATTGTAGAGCTGAAGCCGGTTGAGAATACTTTTAACAGCGAACGCGCCCGTGAATACGTGAAGCGCGACCCTCAGTACAAAGCTAAGATCACCGACTCGGTGCTTAAGTTTTTGAACACTGGCGAGTGGGGTAGAGTTAACGATCTTGACCATTACGACATCGTTGACTTGAAAGATTCAAACAGTCTGATGAGATATGTCAATGATCTTTTCCCTGATGATTTTAAAAAGGGTAAAGCGCTTTTTTACGAAGCCGTTGGCCAATCACCAAACGCGCCGCGCTTTATGTCTCGTAGTCAGTTCCGCGAGTTTGTTGATCCTAGCTTAGGTAGAGAAGGCTACGCCGAAGGCGGCTCAGTCACGCGTGCTGGTGAGGGCTTACCCGACCCGACGCTTATGAACCTGAGACTTTACTCTGAGACCGTGGCGCAGGAGATGTTCCCCAACGAGCGCGACAACGCCAAGCGCGATGCCGCACGACACATGCTCGCCTCGGCGCTCGCTGCGCAGAAGACCACTCCAGGGATTGCAGACTTCTTAGGCAAAGCGTACGAGTTCAAGGAAGCCCCCTTCCGCACCGCCGGTCACTGGATGGGTCTGAGCGAGCCGCGCTCTGACTACCCGACCGACGTACACAACAACGCGCTCGGCATTCAGCTGGGCAAGGACACCCGCTCGCTGCAGGAGTTGTTGGACTCCGTAGAGCGTGAAGCTAAGCGCGGCACGCCCGCCACTCAAAAGGGTCGCGCCTCGTTGAAGCCTGACACAGTCAAAGCCACGCGTTACGCCGAGGGCGGCTCAGTGTCTTACGACCCGTCACGCATTGAGCAAATCATGAGCAGCATCAGCGCCCCGCAGAATTATGCCGAGGGCGGTTCAGCGCGAGTACCTACCAACTTGCACCCTGACGTAGAAGAAGCGTTGAAGGCGGGTCGTATTACGCCCAATCAGGCTCGGTGGATGAGCAACCTCGCAAACACTCCAGGCAACCCTGAGATTGGCACTGCCGGTATTCGCGATGGTGTGTCTGAGAAAATGATGAACTACATGAAGGCGGTTCGCGCCGGTGAGTACACGAGACCGCATTGGATGGAGCCCATCCCCAAAGAAGTGAAGATGCCTAAGTGGTTCAGCGGTAGCGTTGACTTAGACCGAGAAGGTTTGAGGCAACTTGACAAGATTCCTGGTCTGACCAAGCAGGCTTTCAAGGCGAGCGAATACTCAAACACGTATCCCGTGGGTGCTGGCGATCTCAGCTACTACCGCGAGTTGCTACAAGGGTTAGAGAAAGACCCGACGTACCAACCCTACCTTGATGAGATCGCGAAAGTAAAACAACGTAACCCGAAATTTGCCGAGGGCGGCAGTGTGTCGGTGTACGACTCCGGTCGCGTAGATGCGATCGTTAACCAGTTTATGTGAGGTGAGTAATGGCTATTGAAAGAATGGAAGACGACCTGCCCGAAGGCGAGACAGTTCAGCTTGAGGACGTCGACAACGAGGTAGAAGACACCGAAGACGGCGGGGCAATCATTCGTGAGAAGAATGAGGAAGACCTCGCCGACAAGCTCGCCCATTTTGCCAATATCGTTGACGAGGTCGATCAAGACCTGCTCAAGACCGCCATTAGCGACCTTGTGGAAAAGATCGGCAACGACAAAGAGGCTCGTGAGAAGCGCGACAAGCAGTACGAGGAGGGCTTGCGTCGTACGGGCTTAGGTGATGATGCACCAGGAGGCGCTCAGTTCACCGGCGCAAACAAGGTCGTGCACCCGATGCTCGTCGAGGCATGCGTGGACTTCTCTGCCCGCTTCATGAAGGAGGTCTTCCCGCCTAGTGGTCCCGTCAAGAGCAAGATCCTCGGCGAGCGGGACAAGTCTAAGATTCAGAAAGCAGAGCGTAAAGCCGAGTTCATGAACTGGCAGACGACTGAGCAGATGGTGGAGTTCCGCGGAGAGCTTGAGCAGTTGAGCACGCAGCTCCCGCTCGGCGGCGGTCAGTACATGAAGTTCATGTGGAACCCGTTGCACCGCCGCCCCTGTGCTGAGTTCATCGCTATTGATGACATCTACCTGCCGTTCGCGGCGACCAACTTCTACACCGCCGAGCGTAAGACGCACGTACAGTACATCACGAAGTTTGAGTACCAGCGCCGCGTCAAGTCAGGTATGTACATTGACGTTGACTTGGGTATGCCGGAAGATCCCGAGTTCAGCAAGTCCACTCAGGCTAACGACAAGATTGAGGGACGCAAAGACCTGAGCTACAACGAAGACGGCTTACGCACGATCTTTGAAGTTTACACGTACCTTGACTTCGGGGATGGTCCGGAGCCTTATATTCTGAGCATTGACAAGACGACTAACCTCGGCTTGGGGTTGTACCGTAACTGGGAACCTGATGACCCGCGCCAGCTTGAGCTAGATTGGATTGTGGAGTTCCCGTTTGTGCCTTGGCGTGGCGCGTACCCCATCGGTCTGACGCACATGATTGGCGGCTTGAGCGGCGCAGCCACCGGCGCACTCCGCGCCCTCCTCGACTCGGCTCACATTCAGAACGTGCCCACGCTGCTCAAGCTCAAAGGGGGACCAGGAGGCCAGACGCTGAACGTCCAACCGACAGAAGTGGTTGAGATGGAGGGTGGGGCGCTCATCGATGACGTGCGCAAGCTGGCAATGCCACTGCCGTTTAACGGTCCCAGCCCAACTTTGTTCTCGCTTCTGGGTTTCCTAGTAGACGCAGGCAAGGGCGTGGTGCAAACGTCCTTTGAGAAGCTGTCTGACCAGAACCCTAACCAGCCTGTAGGCACAACCATGGCGCTCATTGAGCAGGGCATGGTGGTGTTTTCGTCAATTCACAGCCGTTTGCATGGCTCGATGGCGCGTTGCTTCAAGATTTTGCACCGCATCAACAGCGCATACCTGACGACTGAGGACATTGAGGCACAATCTGCTGGTCTTGAAATTGATCCGTCTGACTTTGACGGTCCGATGGACATCATTCCGGTCAGCGACCCCGCAATTTTCAGCGAAACCCAGCGTTTTGCGCAAACTCAGGCAATCATGCAGCGTGCACAAGCCATGCCGCAGATGTATGACGCACGCAAAGTTGAGGAAATGTTCCTCCGCAACATGAAAGTGCCTGCGAATGAGGTGCTGCAGCCGTTGCCAGGAAGCGAGGACATGGATCCGGTGAGCGAGAACGTCGCAGCCGCCATGGGACGTCCAATTTACGTGCTCCCGTCGCAAGATCACATGGCGCACTTCATGACGCACATCCCTTTCCTGAAGTCGCCGCTGTTCGGGTCAAATCCCGCCATCGCAAAGACGTATTTGTACCCGATGGCGACGCATTTGCGTGATCACCTGCTCAATTACTACCTAGTCGAAGCACACAACGCTGTTGACAAGGCACAGCGTGAGGAGTTGATTCCTGAAGAAGCCGAAGATCAGGTCAAAGTCATCTTAGAAGTGCAGAAGTTCATCGAGGCACAACTCGGTAGCTTCGGTCAAGAGCTGGCGCAGATTGATCAAGCCGCTCAGCAGTTCAAACCCCAGCCACCTATGCCGCCTGACAAGAGCATGGAGGTCGCCCAGCTCAACGCGCAAGTCCAAGGCAAGGCGCTGGAGCAGCGTATGCAGATTGACCAAGCTAAGTTGCAAATCGAGCAGCAGAAGATGCAGACACAGCAGCAGCTTGAAGCGACTAAGTTGGCTGCTGAGCAACAAGCCGAGTCTGAGCGCATGCAGACTGAGCAGATGAGACAACAAGCCGAAAACGAACGCACCGCCGCTGATCTTGAGACCCGCGAGCGCATGAACACGGCTGACAACGACACCGCGAAACTGCTTGCCGCTGCCGAAATGGCTACGGGTGAGAAGGTCGCAGTGAGCACTGGAACTGGTATTAACCCTAACCCTTGAGGAAAACATCATGAGCGATAAACCTACTCCTGGCACAGTCCCTATGACTGGCGCATTTGTGAAACAGAAACACCGCCTAGCGGCGGGTGAGAAGCTGAACGGTCAGACCCTGCCCGCTGCGCCTTCTACACCTAAGACTCCTGCATGAACATTGAGTCTCAACTTCTGAATCGTCTGAAAGCAGAACAGCAGTCATTTGCTGTTACCGCTTTGAGACGACCCCAGACTCGCGATACTTTTGAGTACGGGTATCGCGTGGGAATGGTTGCTGGTTATGAGGCAGCAATCGACGTACTTTTAAACCTTCTAGACCAGGAGAAAAACCTTGACAATGACCTATGAGGACGCAATGGCGGAGGCTTTCCCAGCAGTAGATGCTGGAATTCAGCCTTTCGGGAGCCGTGTTCTGATTCAGATTCGCACACCGAAAAAGAAATCAGCTGGTGGCATTATTATTGACATCGCGGGTACTAATGATACCGAGAAGTGGAACACTCAGATTGGCAAAGTGGTTGCCTTGGGTCCGCTGGCTTTCAAGAACCGCAATGACATGAAGACGTGGCCAGAGGGTGAGTGGTGCAAAGCCGGTGAATACGTTCGCGTGGCTAAGTACGGCGGTGATCGTTGGGAAGTCAAGATTCCTGACACTGACGGATCTGCTATGTTTGTGATTTTTAACGACTTGGACATCATCGGGCAGGTAACTGGCGACCCGTTGGCAATCCGAGCATTCATCTGAAAGGAGATGATTTATGGCTAATGTGATGAAAGAAGACGACGAACGCGGTGGTGAAGAAATCATCATCGTCGAAGACGAGTCAAAACTAACCGACAGACAGGAAGAGCAGGACGATGATTCAGATGACAGCGGTGATGAACGAACCGCGTCCTCAGCAGCCGAAGACGGCAATGACGACGAGCGAGAGGCGATACGTGAGCGACGCCGCCTTGAAAAGCTCGAGCGTAAAGACCGCCGCGATCAAGCCATCAAGCGCGACAAACTCGAGCTGGACTTCCTGCGTAAACGAAATGATGACCTTGAGCGCCGCGTATCTCTTCAAGAGCACCGAGCGCATCAAGTAGACCTCGGCACGTACGACGCACACATTGCTAGCGCGGCGAAGGAAGCCGAGATGGCGGAGCGTGTCATCGCTAAGGCGGTGGAGGCGGGCAACGGCAAGGACGTAGCTCAGGCGCTCAAGTACCGCGATCAAGCTATGCAGAAAGTGCAGCAGCTCCAGTACGCTAAGCAACAAGCCGCCCAACAGCGCCCCCAGCCACAGGGTCAGCAGCTTGATGACATGACCATGCATTACGCTAATGAGTTCATCAAAGAGAATCCATGGTACGACTCACAGGGTCGTGATGAAGATTCTGCAATTGTCATCGCTATTGACCAATCATTGGCCAAGGACGGTTACAATCCACAGTCAGAGGAATACTGGGATGAATTGCGCAAGCGTGCTGCCCGCCGATTGCCTGAAAAGTTCAAGAATGAACGCCGCGACTCTAGGGAGGAACGCACTCCTCGCGGTGGTCCCGCAGTGGGTTCCGGACGTGAGCACGCACCGGCTTCTACGCGTAAAGAAATTTACGTCAGTCCCGAGCGCAAGCAGGCATTGATTGAGGCTGGCGTGTGGGATGATCCAGTGTTGCGCATGAAATACGTCAAGCGCTACGCCGAGTACGACCGTACTAACAAAGCGTGAAACGCTTGAATGATTTGGCTTTTTAATTTTCAAACCCTATAATTGGTTTCAATCGCTGAAAGGAGCGAGTATTATGACAGACGAACGCTTGAAGAAATCCGCAGGAGAAGGTCGTGAGAATCGTGCGATGTTAGATCGCGCAGTAACACAAAACCGCGAGGTGACCGAAGATGAGCGGGTTGAAATGTTCCGTCAGCAGTTTTTTCAGTCCTCTTTACCGGACTTACCGAAACTCTCCGGCTGGCATTGTTGCTGGCTGACCACGACTAACCCTCGTGATTCGATCCAGATGCGGATCCGCTTAGGCTACGAGCCTTTGAAGCCAGAAGACGTTCCTGGCTGGGAATACGCAACCCTTAAGACGGGTGACTGGGTGGGGTTCATTGGGGTGAATGAGATGTTGGCTTTTAAGCTGCCTATTTCTCTTTATGAGAAATACATGAAGGAGGCGCATCACGATGCACCCCTGCGTGAAGAAGAGAAACTCACCGACACGGCAGAGTTCCTCGAGCAGCAAGCTCGTACATCTAAGTCGCGCTTGACCATGGGAGACGGCAATATGGAAATAGGGCAACAGCGGGAAGCTCAGTTTGATCTTTCCTGACGCAACTTTTTAATCCATTAGGAGCAACTATGTCTTCGATAAGTGCACCCTTTGGCTTTCGTGCGTCTTACCACAACAGTGGTCAGATGCGTCCAAAAGCCTATGTAATCGCGAGCACCTACGCAGCCAACATCTTCAGCGGTGACCCCGTGAAGTTGACTGATAACGGTGTTATTCAACTCGGCACGTCTGACGGTACTCGTTCAGGCACCACCGATGGAGTTTCTTTGTTGGGCATCTTCGCAGGTGTTCAGTATTTGGACGCCAGCGGCAAGCCTTCAATCTCTCCTTTCTGGCCTTCTGGCACGACTGGGACTGAGATCACAGCTTGGGTGTATGATGACCCTGAAACACTGTTTGATGTTCAATACAACAACCCTTCTGCTGGTACAACTGTGCAAACAGCTGTCGGCGAAGAGTGTGATTGGACAGTCGCCTCTCCTGGTGGCTCAACACAAACAGGTTTGTCAAACACTTACCTGACCGCCATTCAAGCCACTTCTGGTCAATTCCAGATCACCGGCTTTGGATATGAAATCACTGACTCCCTCACTGACGCGTACGTAGTTGTGTCTGTTCGAATCAACGAACACCACTACAAAGCTGCTGTGAATTCTGTTTAAGGAGGGCTAAATTATGGCTACCCCAATGCGTAGTACGGACTTTAGATCCGTAGTTGAGCCTATCCTCAACGAAGTGTTCGATGGTGTTTATGACCAACGTGCTGACGAGTGGAAGATGGTTTTCCGCGAGCAAAAAGGCATTCCTCGCAACTACCATGAAGAACCCGTTCTTTATGGTTTTGGCGCAGCGCCTGAACTGCCCGACGGTATGGCTGTTTCTTACCAGTCTGGTGGCGTGTTGTTCTTGCAGCGTTACCTCTACAAAGTCTACGGTCTCGCATTCAGCTTGACCAAAGTCCTCGTAGAAGACGGCGACCACATCCGTATCGGTCAGACCTACGCCAAGCACTTGGCGCAGTCTTTGATCGAGACTAAGGAAACCCTCTCTGCTAACATCTTGAATCGTGCCTTCAACGGCGCGTATGTTGGCGGTGATGGCGTGTCGTTGACTAACACTGCCCACCCCATTGTTAACGGCACGTTCAGCAATCAGCTGACCACTCCCGCTAACTTGTCACAGACCTCCCTTGAGCAGATGCTGATTCAGATTCGCAACGCCGTTGACAACAACGGTAAGCGTATCCGTCTGACACCTAAAAAGATCGTTTCCGGTCCTTCCAACGTGTTCCAAGCTGAAGTCCTCTTGAAGAGCGTCTTGCGCACCGGCACAGCCGACAACGACATCAACCCAGTTAAGTCCATGGGCTTGCTGGCTGATGGCCAAGCTAACTTGTCTCGTATCACTTCATCTACCGCATGGTGGGTGCAGACCGACGCGCCAGAAGGCTTGAAGTTGTTGATGCGTCGTGGCTTGGAGAAGTCTATGGAAGGTGACTTCGAGACTGACTCAATGCGCTACAAGGCTACTGAGCGTTACACAGTGGGTTGGACTGACCCACGTGGCGTGTACGGTACTGCTGGCGTATAAGGAAGAGGGGGGCTTCGGCTCCCTTCTTTTTCTGGGTTTCCCCGAAGTGCCTGACAGTCCCAGCTGACGTCATGCAGACAGGCACTTCACTTTTTACTCGCATGAGAGGAATTTAAAATGGCTTCTACTACCTTCTCCGGACCAGTAACGTCCACCAATGGTTTCATCGGTAACTTGACCGGCAATGTGACCGGCAACGTAACCGGTAATGTGACTGGCGCTGTCGCCGTTACGACTTTAGCCGCTGCTTCTACCTTGACAGCCGCTCAATCCGGTACTACGTTCTTCTTGAGCGCAGCTACTGAATTCGCAACAACCCTGCCCGCACCCGCTGCCGGTTTGACTTACAGATTCATCGTGGGTGCTGCACCTTCTGGCGCGAGCTACACCGTTGTTACCGCCTCTAGCGCTAACATCATCAAAGGTCAAGCTGTTAACGCTGCCGGTGTTGCTGGCGACACAGGTACTGCTGATGACACTATCTCTTTTGTTGACGGTCAAGCCGTTGCCGGTGACACTGTTACAGTGATCAGCGACGGTACTAGCTGGTTCGCTTACGGCATGTGCGCCGCCGCCGCTGGTATCACCTTCACACAAGCTAGCTAATTTGAGGGGGTTCGCCCCCTCATTTTTAACTTCAGGAGATAGACATGGCTGACGCAGTAGCTTCGCAAACGATTCTTGACGGTGAGCGCTTGTTCATCGCCAAATTTACAAATTTTTCAGACGGCACTGGTGAAACCAATGTCATCAAAATTGACGTCTCAACGCTGAACCCTAACTCGTTCGGTCTAGCTTGTAACGGCGTGAAGCTGAACAAAATTTATGGAACCACGCACGGTATGGAAGTCCAAATTCTTTGGGACGCCACGACCGATGTATTTGTTTGGCAGATTCCGCAAAACTCAAACTACCTGATGGACTTTTCGTCTTTTGGTGGTATTCCAAACAACGCCGGTGCAGGTAAAACCGGCGACGTGTTGTTCACTACGAGGGATGCCGGTGCGGGCGACATGTACAGCATCGTTCTTGAGTGTCTCAAAACATACGCCACTAGCAATTAAGGGGATCAACATGACAGTCGGAAAAGTTAAAGATTTCAATTTTTCATCAGGCGGTATGGCTAAAGGCTACGCTAAAGGTGGTGAGGCTCGTGTCAAAGACACTATTCGCAATGAGCGCCAAGAGTTGAACCGCGTTTCCGCTAAGCAGCGTGACGCGGGTCAAGAGATGTCTCGTGTTCGTTCTGAAATGCGCTATGACAAGAACGAACTCAAAGGTATGGCTAAAGGCGGCGCTATGAATCAAGGCGGTCGCGAGATGTTGAAAAATCGCGGTGCTTTGGGTGTTGTCGACAATAAGAATCCTGGTGAAACTCGCATGCACACCGCGCCTAAGTTGCCTGGTGCGAAAATGATGATGAACAAAGGCGGTATGGCTATGTCCAAGGGTAAAGGTAAAAACTGCTAATTTCCTTTGCTTTTTAGCAAGGTTGAATTATAATTTGTCAATATCGGGCGTGCTAGGACAGCAGCCATCTGACTACAAAATGGGGTTAGTATGGCATATTCCGGCACAGTGAGCACGACGACGTTTAACGCGCTGAAGGTGGTAGACCACGCCTTCAGGCGCTGTCGTCTGCCCGCTCAGGCTATCTCAGCCGAAATGCAGACCTATGCTCTAGAGTCTCTGTATTTGTTCCTGTCAGAGTTGGCGAGCATTAAAACACCTAGCTGGTGTATTGAGAAGATGGTGCTACCGATGTACCAGAACCAGCCGATTGTCACCCTGCCCAATGGTACGGTAGAAGTCCTCAACCTGAACTATCGTACGCTTCAGCCGGTGACCGGCGCTACCGTAGCTACGTCAACCTCGTATACCGTAAACTTCACCACTCAGACTGTCGTAGATACGGTCGGTGTTGAATGGTCTGGCGCGTCAACTCCGCTGACTTTTCAAGTGAGCACGAACGGGACAGTTTGGGTTACCGTAGGAACGTACACGGGCACTGCGAGCGCGGGCGAGATTACGTGGACAGACATTTCTGGTGCATTGCCCTATCAATACTTCAGAATTACCTCTACGGCAACTTTCAACTACGCGGTAATCAGCCTAGGCAATATGCCTCAAGAGATCCCCCTCGGGCAGCTGAACCGCGACAGTTACGTCAACCAGAGCAATAAAGTGTTTCCTGGTCGTCCTAGCAATTACTATTTTCAGCGCGACCTACCTGAGCCAGTGGTTTACCTCTGGCCAGCGCCGTTCATTGCTGCTGAGCAGGCTCAGTTAGTCCTCTGGCGTCATCGTCAGATCATGGACACTGCGAACCTTCAACAAGACGTAGAAGTGCCTCAGCGCTGGTTGAATGCGATTGTTGACAACTTGACCGCTAAGGTCGCCTCTGAGACTCCGCAAGTTGACGCACAACTCATTCCTATGCTTGAGCAGAGAGCCGCTATGAGCTTGCAGCGTGCGTGGGACGGTGACAATGACGGCTCGCCTATTCAGATCAATCCTGGCATCGGGGTCTACACTAAATGAGCGTCTTTCTTGACCCGAGCGGACAACCGACTTATGGTATTGCCATTTGCGGTCGTTGCTCGCGTAAGATGTTGCTTTCTGAGTTGTCCCCCGACCCGAACTATCCAGGTCTTATGGTCTGCGAAGAAGACCGCGATGAGTACGACCCTTACCGCCTTGCGCCGCGTCGTCCTGATCAAATCGTCCTCCCGTTCAATCGTCCGGACACCCCGATTAACACTCATCCTGCGGGCGTCATTCAAGAAGCCGGTGATGAGTTTTTCATTACCGAAGATGGTAATGGCTACTTGGAGTTTTAAATGTCTGATGTCCCAAGCAATCTGATACCGACGCGAATCACGCAGTTGCCCGTCGCCCCTGTGGCTGACGAAAACAGCTTGATGATGATCGTGTATCAGGGTAACAACTACCAGATCCGCGTCGGTGACCTGCTGAGCGTTGCCGGTGTGCCTACGACTCGTCAGGTGATTGCCGGTACAGGTATGACGGGCGGCGGTCAATTGTCTAGCAATGTGACCCTGAGCGTTGCCCCGAAAGGTATCAACGGCACGCTATTGTCAGACACCGGCGTTACGTCAGGTGTGTACGGCGACGCTACTAATATTCCTATTTTCACTGTTGACAGTACCGGTCGCGTGACTGCTGCTACTACGACCCCTGCGACTGTTTCAGGTTACGTACCTACGACCCGCCAAGTCATTGCCGGTAACGGCTTGACCGGCGGTGGCGCATTGAGCACCAACATCACCCTCGCAGCCAGCTATAGCGCCAGCGCACCGGAGTCGGGCTTTCAAACCGGCTCGGCGGGTGTCGCAAACACCCTCGCCCGTAGCGACCACAAGCACCCCGCAGTTGATTTGTCAGCTGATGACGAGGTGGACAACATTCTCGGTCTCGGTAATGGTGGTACGGCGCGTAGCTTGGTGATGCAACCAGGAGCGGTTATCTGGTCAGGCGCTGACGGCATGTACGTCAGTCCCGCTGGCGCTCTGGGGCAGGTTCTGGTTTCAGGCGGTACATCTGCTCCGAGCTGGGGTTCTGCTTTGATCGTGTCAGACCAGCCTGCAAATTATGTGTACGCCGGTCCGACTGCGGGCGGTTCTGCCCCAACGTCTTTCCGCTTGCTCGTTAACGCCGACATCCCGACCACTTTGACCGGTAAGTCGATCTCAGGCGCTACAAACACGCTGACAGCTATTCCCAACGCTTCACTTGACAACAGCGCCATCACCATTAACGGCTCTTCTGTGAGCTTAGGCGGCTCGGTCACTGTCACAGCTACAGCGTCAAACGCTTTGACAATCGGAACCGGTCTGACGGGTACATCGTACAATGGTTCTGCCGCTGTCACGATCGCGATTGATTCTACCGTGGCTACGCTGACGGGTGCTCAAACACTGACCAACAAGACGATTAGCGGCTCGAGCAACACTCTGACAAACATCGCGAATGCGAGCCTGACAAACTCAGCTGTGACTGTCGGAACTACCGCAATCTCATTAGGCGCTTCTAGTTTGACATTAGGCGGTCTGACTTCGGTCGCAGTGACGCAAGATCCGACAACCAACTTACAAGTAGCAACTAAGCAATACGTTGACACTTTAGTGTCTTCGGGTATTACGTATCATACACCGGTCAAGTACGAAGTGCCTGACTCAACCGGTAACCTGAACGCCACCTACAACAACGGCACTGCCGGAGTAGGCGCTACGCTGACAAACGCGGGCGCTCTAGTTGCATTCACACCGGACGGCACAGTAGCTTCGGTTAACGACCGTATTCTGGTTTACAATCAGACCAACCAAGCTGAGAACGGCGTCTACGTCGTAACGACAGTCGGTAGCGGCTCGGTGGCTTGGGTGTTGACCCGCGCTTCTGATGCTGATACGTATGTTTTAAAGAGTCCTAACGGCTTAGGTAACGGCGACGCATTCTTCATTACTTCAGGTGCTACCGGTGCTGGAGAGACTTACGTCTGTAATACTGTGGGTGTTATCACCTTCGGCACGACCGCGATCACTTTCGTTCAGATTTCAGCTACGCAAATCTACTCTGCTAGTACCGGTCTGACTTTGACCGGAACAGCTTTCAGCATCAGCAACACGGCTGTCACTGCTGGATCATACGGCTCGGCTACGCAAGTTGGCACATTCAGCGTTAACGCGCAGGGTCAACTGACCCTCGCGGGTAACACGACTGTGACCCCTGCGGTCGGTTCAATCACCGGCTTAGGTACTGGGGTAGCTACGGCGCTCGCGGTCAATACCGGATCCGCTGGCGCTGTTGTGCTTTTCAACGGGGCGCTCGGAACTCCATCTTCTGGCACTCTGACTAATACCACGGGTTTACCCTTAACCACCGGCGTAACCGGAACGCTGCCGATTGCGAACGGCGGTACGAACTCGACCGCAACTCCCACAGCGGGTGGCGCAGTATACGGAACCGGTTCAGCGTTCGCGTTCACAGCAGCGGGTACAGCCGGTCAGGTTTTGACCTCTGCCGGAGCAAGCGCTCCGACGTGGAGCGGTATCTCTGGAGGCACATTCTGATGATTGAAACACTGATCGAGCGCCTATTCCACGCCCGAAACGCAGCCCACCTTGCACACTGGAAAACGAAATCCTACGCTGAGCACAAAGCCCTCGGGCATTACTATGAAGACGTCATCGAGCAGCTGGACGAGCTGATTGAGGCGTATCAGGGTACTTTCGGAATCATCGGTGAAGTGGGTGAACAGGAAAAAAGCGTTGCAAAACTGATTCATGATGATATAATTTGGCTGAATGAAAACCGTAGCAAAGTTGCTAAAGGTGTCCCAGCCTTAGAGAATATCGTTGATGAACTCACCGGTATGCATATGAAAACTTTGTACAAACTTGAGAATTTGAGGTAACATCATGGCGGCTACAGGCTACACACCCATTCAACTGTACTACAGCACGACCGCGTCTGCTGTTCCTACTGCCGGAAACCTTGCGAGCGGCGAGTTGGCGATCAACATCACCGACGGCAAGTTGTACTACAAGAACAACTCAGGCACAGTGACCCTGCTCGCCGGTTCAACCGGTTCTGGTCCTGCAGGCGGCTCTAACACTCAAGTGCAGTACAATAGTTCTGGAATTCTGGCTGGCTCTGCCAACTTTACGTTCAACGGCACTACTGTAACAATGGCTAACGATGCCTCTATCAGTGGTCTGACTGTTGGTCGTGGTGCTGGTGCTGTGGCTTCCAATACTGCTATTGGTGCGAGTGCTTTGTCGGCAAATACGACTGGTGTTCAAAACGCTGCTTTTGGTCTTAACACTCTTGCGGCAAACACCACTGGTGGTTATAACGCAGCATTTGGCCCTGCAACAATGCAGAACCAAACGACAACCTCATATAACTCCGGTTTTGGTTATGCAGTTCTTACATCTTCGGCTGGTGGCAATAATTCAGGATTTGGTTTTGCAGCATTAACTGCAAATACATCAGGCGCAAACAACGTAGCAATTGGCATGCAAGCCCTGCAAGCCAACACTACAGCTTCAAGCAACACCGCTGTTGGCTACCAAGCCGCTTATTCAAACGTAACAGGTACAAACCTTACAGCAATTGGTCGAGGTGCTTTGTACAACAACACAGCAGACAACAATACTGCTTTGGGTAAACTTGCTGGTTTTAGCAACACAACAGGTAACGCCAACGTGTTTGTCGGCTCTGAGTCTTCTGCATCTGGTTTTGCCGCTGGTTACAGCAACACAACTGGTTCTTCCAATACCGCAATTGGTGCAAATGCTCTTGGCTCAAACACCACAGCAGATAACAACACTGCTGTCGGTTATCAATCCGCCTATTCAAACACTACTGGATACCAGAACACAGCGGTTGGACGTAGAGCGGGGTACAGTAATACAACTGGTTACGTAAACACAGCGGTAGGTGACCTTGCGCTTTACTCAAATACGACTGGCTATCGAAACACTGCAATCGGCTATCAGGCGGGTTATTCAATCACCGACGGCACTGGCTTGGTTGCTGTGGGTGACCGTGCGTTGTTATCCAACACTGGAAACTTTAACACTGGCATTGGGTATCAAGCCCTCCAAGCCAACACCACAGCATCTAACAACACTGCTGTGGGCTATCAGGCGGGGTATGCAAACACGACTGGTTATAACAATAGCTATGTTGGTCAAGAAACGGGATATTCTGGAACAACCGCCTTTTTCAACGTGGCAATAGGTACTAGCGCCCTGTACACCAACACTACTGGTGCAAACAATATAGCTATTGGTGTTTCTTCTTTAGTCTACAACACCACCGCCTCTAACAACACTGCAATTGGTTTTCGGTCGGGGTTTTCAAACACCACTGGCGCTAACAATTTGTTTATGGGTAGAGAGGCTGGCTATTCAAACACCACAGCATCAAGCAACACTGCTGTAGGTTATCAGGCAGGATACAGCAATACTACTGGCCCATATCTGACAGCACTTGGCTACAGGGCTGGCTACAGCAACACTACCGCAGATCAAAACACTTTTGTTGGTTTTGATACTGGCTATGCAACTACTGGCGCAAGCAACACAGCAATGGGAGCGTTTGCGTTAACTGCCAATACCAGCGGCACAAACAATACTAGCGTTGGTACAGGATCAATGCTCACAGCTACCACAGGCTCATGGAACGCTGCTTATGGTAGGAATTCACTGCGTAATCAAACCACTGGAAACTACAACACCGCAGTTGGTGGAGATTCGCTCTACTCCAACACCACCACCAGCAACGGCACGGCTGTTGGGTATCGTGCGCTATACAGCAACACCACTGGTGGAAATACAGCGGTCGGTGCAAATGCTGGTTACAGCGCAACCAGCGCGGCTGGTTTAGTTATTATTGGCGAAAACGCCGGATACGGCATCACCACTGGCGGCTTCAACGTCACCATTGGTGTTGACAGTATGTTTGCCACCACCACTGGCGCAAACAACATCGGTCTTGGAACATCTGCCCTTCGATACAACACCACTGGAGGCAACAATGTGGCGTTGGGTCATCAGGCGTTGTACACCAGTACCACGGCATCAAGCAACACTGCTGTAGGCACTCAGGCGTTGTACGGCAATACGACGGGTGATGAATCAGTCGCAGTTGGTATGCAGGCATTGTATTCACAGACAACTGGACGAAATACAGCAGTTGGTTACCACGCAGGTCTTGATGTAACCACTGGTACTTACAACACGCTAGTTGGCGGCGAGACTGGTGAAAACATCACTACAGGCGGTTTTAACGTGGCCGTAGGCACTTTCTCGATGCGCCTCACCACCACAGCAGAAAGCAACACAGCCGTTGGCTATCAATCACTGTATTCAAATACCATCTCAACGGCAAACACAGCATTTGGCTATCAGTCGCTTTATGCATACAACAGAACTGCTGATAGTACAGGCAGAAATGCCGCCTTTGGTTATCACTCTTTGAAAAGTCTGACAACAGCGCAAGAAAACGCCGCATTTGGTACTTTTGCAGGGTTTAGTGTAACAACAGGAAATGGTAATACGTTGATTGGTGAAGAGGCGGGTTATGCCCTCACCACAGGTATTCAAAACACATACGTTGGTATTGCCTCTGGTAACTTGATGACCACAGGCTCGTACAACACTATCCTTGGTCGTTACTCTGGCAACGCAGGTGGCCTAGACATTCGCACAGCAAGCAACTACATTGTGCTGTCTGATGGGGCTGGGAATCCACGGGGATTTTTTGATAACAACGGTTCTTTCTTTGTTGGTAAAACTCAAGAAGATGGTACTCAAAACGGATTTCTTGCGACTGTTGGAACAAACGCATATGCCTTTATAACAAACAGTACGGCTAGTGGTAATTACGCTTTAGGAATAAACCGTCAAGCATCCGATGGGGCGCTAATTGAATTTAGACAAGCAAACACAGCAGAAGGTAGTATTTCCGTTTCTGGCACAACCGTTTCATATAACGGCGGTAACTTATCTCGTTGGGCGCAGACTACAGCACCAAAAGATGAATCAATTGTCAAAGGTACAGTTTTGTCTAATCTTGATGAAATGAACGTCTATACAAAAGATGGGCAACCTGTTGCTAACGAGCAATTAAACAAAGTCAAAGTGTCTGACACAGAAGGCGATGTAAATGTTGCAGGTGTGTTTGTTAACTGGTCACATGATGAGCAACACAATGTTGACGAAATCAATATGGCAATGACTGGCGACATGATTATCCGCATTGCACAAGGGGTAACTGTTGTTCGTGGTGATTTGCTCATGTCTGCGGGCGATGGAACTGCAAAACCACAAGGCGATGACATTGTTCGTTCTAAAACTGTTGCAAAAGTAACTTCAAACCATGTTACTTGCACATACGCAGATGGCTCATATTGTGTGCCGTGTGTGCTGATGGCTTGTTAATTTTTAAACCCAAAAAGGAAAACCATGACTATTGAAACACAAACCCCATCCGCAGAACAAATTGCACAGCACTACAGTGCCGCAATGGACTCAGTAAACCTGATTAACGCAGGACAACCTGAACTTATGTCTGACGAAGATTGGGCAGACACTGTTGCTCGTAACAAAGAGCATCTGAAAATTATGCTCGCAAAAGACTTCTGGACTACCGAAAACCTTGCTCCCCTGCAAGCGGCTTCGGCATAACGGGAAGCCACCACCCGATCTTGGTGGCACATTAAAAGGAAACATCATGGGAAACGAAAAAAAGACCCCTGTGACAATCGACGGTGTAGAGTACAAGTTTGAAGACATGACACAGCAACAGCAGATGTTGCTCAACCATGTCGCTGACTTGGATCGCAAACTCGACTCGGCTAGATTCAACGTGGATCAACTTCAGGTGGGTAGAGATGCCTTCTTCAACATGTTGAAAAGCGCGTTAGAAGCTAAACCAGAGGTAACTGACGTAGCGGTGCAATAATGGAATCAGTAGATACTCGATTGGCGGTTCACGAGGCTGTCTGCACGGAGCGCTATCGCTCTATTCAGGACGCGCTTGATCGTGGAAAAGACCGTATGAAAACGATCGAGTATCTACTTTACATTGTGATTGCGGCGGTTTTATTTGGTCCAGGAGTTGCCGGAGAGTTTGTTAAAAAGATTCTAGGTTTGTGAGATCGGTAATGGATGTATTGGCTTCTTTTACCGTTGGCGCTGTTAACAGGAACTACAGAAAAAGTTGAATACCGCTGTGTGCGGTGGACTTGGACGGGAGATGTTTATAACCGCAAAGTTGTTTGCCTGCAGTGGGAAAAGGTTGTACGGAAATGATTGATCCTGTTACCGCATTAGCGGGTCTTCAAAGCGCTATAGGGCTTGTCAAGAAGGCGGCGCAGGTTGCGAATGACCTCGGCGGTTTAGGGGTCATGGTTGGGCGTATGTTTGACGCTAAGAGCGTTGCAAGTAAAGCAATGGTTGAAGCTAAGCGGTCAGGCAATAAGTCTAATTTTGCATTGGCGATGCAAATAGAAAACACGTTGATGCAGACAGCCAAATTAGAGGCTGAGTTGCAGATGCTCTACATGCAGACCGGCAACATAGACGTCTGGAATAAAATTAAAGCGCGGGCGGCTGAGATGGACAGAGACGACGCTATCGCTGCTAGACAAGCTAAAGAGGAAGAAAAACGCCGTAAAGAAAAAGCACAAGAAGAACTCGAAATAGCGGCTGGTCTCACCGCCGGTGCTTTTGTTTTGATGATGTTTGCGTTTGGCTTGTACGAATTGTTTGAATTTTGTGCTGTCAACAGGTGTGGGCGGTGAATGAATACCAGAAACAGTTTGATTTGTTTCTTAAGATTTTCGTCAGACTTTGTGTGGCGTGGTGGGTGCTTGGACTGCTCCGCTTTTTGCCTGACGACGTTGCCAAAAAAGTACTTGGAATGTTTGGACTATGAGTGATGAAAAGCCAGCAGATGTATTGAGCAAAGTGTTGTCCTATGTGGATAGCCCATTCAAGCTGTTTGCGCTAATCCTCATGGCAGTGTTTGCGTTTTCTGGGTACTTTGTCTGGCAAAACCAAGAATTGTTGATGGGCGCGTACAAAGAGTCGAAAAGAATGCCAAGCATTGTTGAGGACAGAGTAGAAGACGCTGTTGCTCACTTACTCAAAACCACCAACGCTACCGTTGTTGCTGTGTTCAAAGTGAATCCAATGTTTGGAACTCGAGTGCTGTACCGCGCTTACACTAAAGAAGGTCGAGACAAAGTCAACGATGGGCTAGATGTGGGCTTGTTTACTCAGAACTCAGCCAATAACGCTGATGTGGTCAGGCTGATGGCTAGCGAGATTCCTTGCGGCGAATACAAGTCAGCGCAATCCGAGATGGGTTTATGGTACATCGCCAAAGGGGTTACCTACACTTGCCGAGTCAGCATTCCACCTGACCCAAGCCGATTCGTAGGTCAGATTACGGTGGGTTGGGATAATGAGCCAGCCGACATTCAGGTAGCAAGAACCATGATGGAAATCGCAGCAACTATGCTTTCAAGGAGCAAACAATAATGGCTCAGTTTGAACCAGCTTTTGAGCAGATGATTAGAGACGAGGGTGGTTACGTCCTCCACGAAATTTTTGGCGACACAGGTGGTATGACTTACGCCGGTATTGCCCGTAACAAAAACCCGCAGTGGAACGGCTGGGCGCTCGTAGACAAGAAAGAGTTCGGCGGCTCACTTACCCCCATGGTGCGTGAGTTTTACCGTGTTGAGTTCTGGGACAAGATGCGTGGTAACGAGATCGCTAATCAAGATGTAGCAAATTCTATCTTCAACTTCGGCGTAAACGCAGGTATGGGTATGGCGGTCAAGCTGGCTCAGCTGGTCGTGGGTGCTACCCCTGACGGCGGTATCGGCGCTAAGACCGTAGAAAAACTGAACCAAATCACAGACGGACAACGCTTCAAAGAATCTTACGCTCTGGCTAAGATCGCTCGTTATGTTGAAATATGCAATAAGAACCCCGTGCAGGTCAAATTCCTCAAGGGTTGGATTAACCGCACATTGAAAGGTTTAGCATGAGCTTGCTAGCTGTTGGGTCAATCATTGAAGCCGTAGGTAAAGTTGCTGGCGACTTGATCACCACTGACAAAGAAAAGATGGAGATGGAGATCGAGCAACGTAAGCTAGATCTTGAAGAAAAGCGCATCGATCAAGCTACAGACCTTGCTCAGATTGAAGTCAACAAGATTGAAGCCGCGTCTTCTAGTGTGTTCGTTTCCGGCTGGCGACCCGCTATCGGCTGGATCGGCGTAGCGGCTATGGCGTATCAGTTCCTGCTCTACCCGCTGTTTCAGTGGGCGTGGAAATACTTACAAGCTATGGGTTGGGTTCCAGTCGGTATGGATCCCCCGCCGGTGCTTGAAGCAGACCAACTTTGGGTGATATTGTCAGGCATTTTGGGTATCGCGGGTATGCGCTCTTTTGAGAAGACCAAAGGCGTCGCAAGTAAGTGAGACATTTAGTTTGCCTTGAAACTTGTTTCAAGGTTATAATTCATCAAAACGGCGCATGCTGAATCAGCTGCTAATACCCATGGAGTATTTATGAGCTATAGCATGACGTACGACAGTTTGCTGGTGGACGTGCGTCGCTACCTTGAACGTGGTTTCACGCAAGAGAGCGACCAAATCGTTTACGACCAGCTACCTCGCCTAATTACATTAGGTGAGCGCCGTATCGCCCGCGAACTTAAAATTCAGGGGTTCATCCGCGCCGTGTCAACCCCTCTGTCAATCGGCGTTGCTGTGTATTTGAAGCCCGACCGATGGCGCGACACAATCAGCATGACGGTCAACGGCTCGCCTATTTTCGCTCGTTCCTACGAGTATTGCCGCAGTTATTGGCCTAACGAAGCCCAGACCGCTGCTCCGCAGTTTTACGCCGACTACGACTATCAGCACTGGCTGATTACCCCGACACCCATAGCAGCGCAGACCCTTGAAATTCTGTACTACGAGCAGCCCGCCCTGCTAGGTGATGACTTACAAACGAACTGGCTTACCGAGTATGCACCTGATGTGCTGCTGTACGCAACCTTGCTCGAGGCGACTCCGTTCCTCAAGAAAGACGAGCGTATTCAGACTTGGCAAGTCATGTATGACCGTGCGGCTCAGGCGCTGAATGGCGAAGACTTGAAGCGTATCATGGATCGCACAGCTAACAGGAGTGAAGCGTAATGCCTATCTATACCGATGTCTTTGGTGGAGCAAACATCTACCCGAGCGAAATCAGTTACAGCGCCATTGCGCTTTCTACCGATGTTACGCTGAGTTGGCCAGAGGAAACCTCTACTAACACCAACCTAGCAACGCGCATCATCGATGTAACTGCTTCTACCTCGAACCTGTCAATCTTCCTGCCAGATGCGCAGAAGAGCGGCACAGGTAACACTATCCTATTTAACAATCAAGGTGCTAACACTTTCATAGTTAAGAATGCGGGTGGTACGCAGATTGTTTCTATTGCTGCCGGTACAGTTTGGCAAGTCTATTTGACAAGCAACGCCACTACGAATGGTTTGTGGGAGACGCTTCAGTTTGGCGCTACAGTTTCCGTTGCCAATGCTTCTGCCCTTGCCGGCACTGGTATCGTGGCGGTCGGAACGCTGTTGTCTCAGTCTGTGCCGATCACGCTGTTCAATTCAAACTACATAGCGGGCGATACAGACCGCGCAAAGATGTACGTATGGAACGGCTTAGGCTCAGGCACTTTGACGCTTCCTAGTGCTCCTACGGTCGGTAACAACTGGTTCATGTACCTGCGCAACGCGGGTGGCGGACAGGTTACAGTCTCAGCTTCCGGTCTCGCTACGATTGACGGGTTGGCGAGTAAGAACTATCAGCCAAGTGATTCGTCAGTGCTGATCAGTGACGGTACCAATTACTACACCCTCGGTTTCGGGCAGTCTTCTGTTTTTGTTTTTGACTATACGGTTATCAGCATTGCCGGTACTGGCACCTACACGCTAGCTGGGTCAGAGCTGAATCGTATCGTTTACAAATTTACGGGCGCTTTGACCGGAAACCGAACTGTGGTTGTTCCTGCTACTGTGCAGCAGTATTGGGTTGACAACGCTACGACCGGCGCGTATACGCTAACTGTCAAAACCTCTGCCGGAACAGGTGTCGTCGTCAACCAAGGTGCTAGGGGTATTTATTACTGCGACGGCACTGACGTGGTAGACGCTGACACGGCTACCGTCAGCTTCCCGATTTCAATACCTCAGGGTGGTACGGGAGCTACAACGGCGGGTGGCGCTTTGATCAACTTCGGCGGCACTTCAACCGGTATCTCAATTTTTACAGCAGCTGACCAGCAAGCCGCTTGGACGGCTCTGGGTATCGCACCTGCTGGCGTCGTTGTTGGTGGGACATTCTGATGCCTTCAACCACAATAGTCCTGAAATCTCTCGCCGGTATTAAGCGAGACGGTACTAGGTACGATGGTGACTTTTACATTGACGGACAGTGGGTCAGGTTTCAGCGCGGACTGCCGAGAAAAATCGGCGGGTATCGCTCAATCAGCAAATACTTAGCTGAGATTTCTAGGGGCTTCAACAGCTTTACGCAGCAGAGTTTACAGTACTGCCACTCAGCGGGTTCATCAGCGATTGAGCGCTTTACTATTGACGCAACTAAGAACAGTTCAATCGTCACCAACCGCAATCCGGTAGCGGTCGCCGCGACTGGGACAGTTACTTTGACCGGCGGTGCTGGCGGCTCAGTTAACAATGTCACAGTCAATGGTGTTACGATTACATCGGGCGGTGTTCTTTTTACGGTAGATTTAGCAACGACCGCAACCGCTGTCGCGGCGAATATCACCGCTTACACATCTTCACCGAACTACACTGCCGTTGCGGTGGGTCCGGTAATTACAATCACGGCTTCTAACGCTGGTCAAAGCCCTAACGGATTTGTCGTCGCTACTAACACGACTACCATCACGGCTACAACGACCAACATGGGTGGCGGCTTGAACGCCATTACTGTTAGCCCGTACAACCAGTGGATGTTTCAAACTGCGTACGACGCTTCTACCACGTACAACTCAATCATTGCGCACGTAGCCCCCAACTTGCAGTGTGTCTGTAATGACACCGGCGGTCAGATTTTCTACGGCGACGTCTTAGGAACTGCGCCGCTAGTAGACATCCCCCTGCCCGCAGGCGCTAACGCCACGGGCGGTATCGTGATGTTGTTCCCTTACCTGTTTTACTACGGCACTGCGGGTATTGTGGGCTGGTCGGTTGCCGGCGACTTTACTGATCTGAGCGGTATGGGTTCAGGGATAGCGCGTGTTTGGGGTCAAAAGATCATCAAAGGTATGCCGCTACGCGCTGGCTCAGGTTCAGCGCCAGCAGGGTTGTTCTGGGCTTACGACGCGGTCATCCGCGCAACCTTCACCGGCGGCGCTACTGTGTTTCAGTTTGACACGATCGCGACAGACACCTCAATCATGTCGCCCGACTGTGTAGTTGACTACGATGGCGTGTTTTTCTGGTGCGGAGTTGACCGCTTCTTGATGTTCAACGGCGTGGTGCGCGAAGTGCCTAACCAGCTGAATCTGAATTATTTCTTTGACAACGTCAATCCGAACCACCGCTCTAAAGTGTTCGCATTTAAAGTGCCGCACTTTGGAGAGATCTGGTGGTGCTACCCTAAAGGTGACGCTACAGAGTGCACGCACGCGATCATTTACAATGTTCGTGAGAACTCTTGGTATGACACAGCGCTACCCGATTCAGGACGCGCCTCCGGCGGGTACAACAACGGCTTTGCCGCGCCCCTGTTGACAGATTGCATTCCTACGGCGAGCGGCTATCGCGTCTGGATTCACGAGCAGGGTGTTGACAATATTGACGGCCAATCAGTCCTGCCGATTCAATCTTACTTTGAAACCGCCGACCTGTCATCATTACCTCAGGGTAAAAATGAGTATTTGCGGATCACAGAGATTGAACCTGACTTTATTCAAAACGGCTCTATGTCTGTGCAAATCACAGGTCGTGCCAACGCTAGAGCGCCTGAAGTTTACAGCAGCGAATTTACATTCCCTGAGACTGCCAGCGAACCTTACCAGCAGATCGTCATGCTCAAAGAACAGCGCCGCGAGTTGCGCGCACGCTTTGAATCAAACACGATCGGCGGCGATTACCAGATGGGTCAGATCATTGCGCACGTTGACACGGGCGACAGGACGGTGCTCGGATGACCACGATCACGCGCCCCTCCTACATGTCGCTACACGACTGGGCTGACCAGATCGCGCTCGACTTGGACAGCTATGGCGCACTTAGTCGCTTGGACGGCGATGACTGGCAGAACTGGGCTATGCAGTTTTTAAACAATACTTCGCTAGGTAGAAACTTCCCTCTACCTTACGATTTTGATGATTGGCGTGACTGGGCTGAGCGGTTCGCTCAGTCGTTGTCTTAATTGGAGTGACAAATGAATAAGCAGCAGATTCTTGAAATAGCAAAGAACGACCCTCGGTTCTCAAAAGCGGTTTTAACGCTTGAGAACGAAATCGGCGACATGCCGGTCACGGGCGAGGGCTTAGACGAATTAGTCAAGATGCTCGAGTTTGCGCTCAATAATCCTGAAAGCTACGCAGAGATCGTTGCTTCTGCTGTTCAAGACGACATGATTGAGGAGGGTGACCTGCCCGCGCAATTTGACCCCGTAGCAATCATATCCCTGCTCGTACTGATGTACGGTATGCAAGAGCGCTTGAAGCAAAAAGGTTTTGCTAAAGGTGGTCTGGCTTCGTTAGGTCGTCACGGCGACACGATGCTGGCGCACATCAATCCGCGTGAAGCTGCAATGCTCAAGCGTATGGGTGGTTCGGGAACAATTAATCCAAACACCGGACTACCTGAATATAAGTTCAGTTTTAAGAAACTCTTAGCTGTCGCGTTACCTATCGCGCTGAATTTTATCGTCCCTGGAGCTGGTGCTGCTATCGGCGCATCAATGGGTTTGACGGGTACAGCAGCCGCTATGGCGGGTAGCGCGATTATCGGCGGCGGTACTGCTGCTCTGACTGGCGGTGATCCGCTCAAAGGCGCTATTCTGGGCGGCTTAGGAGGTGGCTTAGGTGAAGCCGTAGGTGGTGCTGCTAATAGCGCTTTAGGCTTAGATTTAGGCGCTGCCGGTCAAAACGTGCTCGGTAACGCGCTCGTAGGCGGCGGTATGGGTGCGGCTACTGGCCAAGGCTTCTTGAAAGGCGCGGCTTCAGGTGCGTTGGGAGCTTACGCCGGTCAACAGCTCGGTGACCTCACTGGTAACGCCGCCATAGGCGCGGGCGGTAAGCAGTTCAGCAACATGATCACTGCGGGCTATGATCCTAAGTCTGCCGTCATCGGTGGTGGCTTAGCCGGTCTAGCTAGTAGCATGTCAAAACCTGCTGAATCTAGCAGGATGGGGCTTAAACCCTCAGACGCTGTAGTTGAAGGTTTGAAGATGCCTAAAGGTAGCGATTACGCATACAGCGGCGTGCCTGAGGCGGGTTACGGTACTACAAATTTCATGACCGGAGAGACTGGCTATAAAGGTCCCGAAAACTTCTCCGTTGATTATTCTCTGACTAATCCAGCCGCGCCGGTAGCACCTAGCGGTTACGGTGCTCAAGAGATGGGCGGTGGGCTTTCATCGACCCCGCAGTCACCCCTTGCTCAACTCAAAACGACCACCCCAACCGCAAGCACAAGCAGCCCATTCTCAATGAAGAACGCTTTGATGGGCGCTACACTTTTGAGCAGCCTCACCAGCGCTCCTCCTCAGGTTCAACAGGCGGTCAACAAGATGCCTGCCGAGCAGCAAGAGTACTTCAACCGTCCCTCAATCGTCTGGGACTGGAACAAATTACAAAGTGACGCTAATGCTAACAACCAGAGCCTGAGTGAATACATGGCGCGGAGTTGGCCAAAAATCACTTCTGGCGCTTATAATATGCAACCAGCGACCACCCCCAAGCCTCCAGGCATGGCACAAGGTGGCGCTCTGTCAGCTGTTGCCCGATTCGCCCAAGGTGCGGGTTCTGGTCGAGCAGACACCATTGATGCTAAACTCTCAGATGGTGAATACGTGATTGACGCAGAAACAGTTGCAATGCTCGGCGACGGCTCCAATAAAGAGGGAGCTAAGCGCCTCGACGCTATGCGCGGAAAAATCCGTTCACACAAAGGTAAAGCGCTGGCGAGGGGTAAGTTTAGCCCTAACGCTAAGTCACCTCTCAGCTATTTGAAAGGAGTTGCATAATGGGCAGCTTATTCCAAGGGTCGCCGCAGACCGCTACTTCTTACACCACGTCATCCACTGAGACCCCGAAGTGGATGCAGGATGCGATTTATAACCAAATTCAGGTCGCCCAGAACATTGCTAATACGCCTTACGAGTCGTATAACATGCCTACCGTGGCTGAATTGTCACCGCTGCAACAGCAAGCGTACAAGCAGGTTCAAGGTAATCAAGGTTTCTATCAGGGAGACCTTGACAAAGCCCAGTCTGGTATGTACGAATTCGGCAGCAAAGGTACAGCTGACGCTTTGAAACAAGCGCAAAGTCAGTATTTGAGCCCAGACTTAGCTGGTAGAAATCTGAACGCCGGTCAATATTATTTTGATCAAGCCGGTCAGTCAGACATCGTAGGAGCAGGTCAACCCGCGTTTGCAAGGGCGATGGGTATGGACGCTACGGGCGCGGCGCAACCTTCTTTGTCTCAGGCGGGTGCGTCTGCGGGCAACATTCTAGGCGCGGCTCAACCTTACATGAATCAGGCTGGCGCTGCTGCGGGTAACATCACCGGCGCGGCTCAACCTTATTTGAACCTAGCCGGTCAATCGGCGGGTAATATCTACAACGCTGCTCAACCTTTTATGGGTCAGGCGGGTCAGACAACCGCACAAGCGCTTTCAGACCGCGCTTTGAACGCGGCTAACCCATACCTGTCAGCGGCTTCTCAGTCTGGTGCGGGCGGTGTGAGCCAATACATGTCGCCGTACCAAAGCGGCGTCATGGACGTTATTGCTAAGCAGGCAGGTCGCAATCTCAGCGAGAACCTTTTACCTAACGTGTCTGATGCGTTCATCAAAGCTGGCCAGTTCGGCGGTACACGCATGGGTGAGTTCGGTAGCCGTGCCCTGCGCGATACTCAAGAAGCCGTGTTGAACCAACAAGCTCAACTGGCTAACCAAGGCTACGGACAGGCTCTCGGCGCTTCTCAGGCTGATCTCGCACGTCAAGCGCAGTTAGCTGGTACGGTCGGTAGCATTTCCGGCGCAGACCTCTCTCGCGTGCTTCAGGGTGGCGCTCAGTATGGTAACCTCGCACAGACTCAAGGTCAGTTGGCAGGTCAACAGGCTTCAGCTCTAGCTAACCTCGGTCAGACCCAAGGTCAACTCGCAGGGCAACAGGCTTCTACATTAGCTAACCTCGGACAGACCGCTGGTCAGCTGACAGGTCAACAGGCTTCGGCTTTGACCAACCTCGGCCAGACCACCGGTCAGTTGACAAGCCAGCAGCAACAAAACCTGACTAACCTCGGTCAGACACAAGGTCAGCTTACCGCCCAACAAATGTCTCAGATGGCTAACCTTGGTCAGATGCAAACCGCTGCGGGTCAGGCTCAACAACAGTTCGGTCTCACCGCTGGTCAGGCTGCACAAGGCGCTCAAGCTCAAGATTACCAGCGCCAGATGTCGGCGTTGCAGAACTTCGGTAATATGCAACAGCAAGAGCAAGCCCTGCGTTCAGCTGATGTGGCGGCGCTTGAAGGTGCGGGCGCGGCTCAGCAGACCCAAGCTCAGCAGCAACTTAACGCAGCTAAGGCTCAGTATGAAGCGCAGAAGTTGTACCCTAGACAACAACTTGATTTCTTAAGCACTCAAATTCGCGGTATGGCTCCAATCACGCCGCAGGTCACAACTAATCAAGGTACAACAACCGGCGCTACGTATTCACCTTCACCGCTGTCTCAGCTGGCGACGGGTCTTTATACGTACAAAGGTTTAGATAACCTTGGTCGCTAAGGAGTAATTATGGGTTTTGAACTCGACAGACTTATGAAGCAGTACGGTGTGAGTACTGCCGGTGTGGTTAACTATTCTGGTGCTACCCCAGAAGACACAGCCGCGTATGATGCGTACAAGAAAGAATATGAGACGCGCCTGCAAAACACTCCGATGATGATGCAGTCACAGTATCAGACAGGCTACGAGCCTAAGTCTGCGGGACTGAAGTCCGCCACTGACACTATCGGTGTTGACCAGTTCAATAAAAATATTCAAAACTGGGCGAACCTAAACCCCACAGCCTTTTCAAGCGATATCAACGCGTATGCGCAGAAGTACGGCATTAGCGGTCAAGACATTTTCAACGCGACTCAAAACCGCTGGGGTAATATACTCCGAGCGCCTAAGTTCAACACGCCCGCTCCCGTCGTACCGCCGGTGGTTCCTCCGGTCGTAGCTCCTGTCACACCGCCAATTGTTCCCCCTATTGTACCACCTGTCGTACCGCCGGTAGTGCCTCCCGTAGTACCGCCAGTAGTACCGCCAGTAGTGCCGCCAGTAGTGCCGCCTGTCGTGCCAAGTCCTGATGACGACTTTCCTCCGACTATTCCTCCAGTTGTTCCGACTCCTGATGACGACTTTCCACCAACTATTCCTCCGGTGGTGCCAAGTCCTGACGATGACTTTCCTCCTACGCCTATTCCTCCAGTAGTGTTACCAAGCGTAGATGATGATTTTCCTCCTACGCCTATACCCACACCGGTCATGCCTAGCCCAGACGAAGATTTTCCGTCAACAATTAGAACAGGTACTGTGGATATAGAAGAAGTTGACCCTAATGTCATTATCCCCGACACTGTTGGACCAAACAGAGCGGGTGGCGGTGATCTGCCTGAAGAGTTTGACAAGTATTTGGTTCCAGAAACCCCTGCGGTAACCCCCAGCGCCCCCGCCGTAGTTGACACTCCGGCGGTGATTGACACCCCTATGGTTGTTGACACGCCTTTTGTAACTGTCGATTCACCAACCCCTGCTGATGACGGTACAACCGGTAGTATTCAAGACGCTATTAATTCTCTAGAGACTCCGTATGAAGTGCAGCCATGGGAAAATCTTGACAACTCCGGTGTTAATATCGGGTCAATGGCAGGTGACAACTCGCTCAACAGCGGTAACAACACTTACATCGGTGATGTAGCAGAGACGCCTGTAGGCTTGCCAGACGCATTTGGTTCATACCCGAGCGACTCAACATATACCGGCGATGACGATTTCAGCAGCCCTGCAGAATTCACTAAACCTGATTATTTCGGCGGCGCTGATGATTTCAGTAACTACGGCGTAGGTGTTAGCGATTTCGGCGGTGGCGCAAGTGTTGCCGACGATTTCGGTAAGTACGGACTAGGTGTTAGCGACTTCGGTGGCGGCGGTGGCGGGGGTGGTAAATTCTTTGACGATCAAAGTATGTCTGTTTCTGCGTATGCTCAAGGTGGTCCCGTGAAAACACATTATCAAACCGCCGGTCGCGTTCAGTTACCTAGCGGCTATGAAACCTCTGAAGACGAAGCAGATTTTCTAGCTCGTCAAGAGCGTGACCGCGTACCGGTTGAAATTAACGCGATCAATATGGCTAACCCCCCGCCGCCAGTCATTTCAGAACCTATGGCAGCTCCAGCTCCGGCTGCACCCTTGACAGCGGTGGCTTTGAACGCTGCTAAAGACGCCTCTGCGCCTGTTGCTCCGGCAGTAATGGCAGCGCCTAAGCCTATCGCACCTCCAGCGCCGGTCGGTGGCGAGCGTATGGCTAACATTCAAGCCCTGCTCGCTGCGTATGGTCCGAAGGACGGTGCTTACGGCGCTGAACTCAAAGCCGCTCGTGCGACCGCTAAAGCGGAGAGCGATGCTTTTGCTAAGCTGTTGTCAGATTCCATGAAGGCTCCAGAGGACGCAAAGAGTTCTAAGGCTGAGATGTACTTCCGGTTGGCGGCTGCTTTCGGCGCTCCCACTAAGACTGGCCACTTTGCTGAAAACCTCGGAATGGTCGGTAAAGAGCTTGGCGATTACTCTAAGGAGCAACGCGCCTCTAGACAGCAGAAACTGGCTCTGGCTTTGAAAGGTCAAGAGATGAAGATGGGCGCAGCTAAGGAAGACCTCCGCACCCTGCAAGCGCTGTCAGCTGAGGAAATGAAAGACAAGCGTACCATTGCGACTGAACTCATCAAAGACTTTATCAAGTCAGGTGAGCCTCAGTCTGCGGCTGGTAAGCAAGCTCTTGACGAAGGTCTCAAGCCAGGAACCCCTGAGTATCAGAAGCGTGTGGAAACTCTCGGTAATATGAATATTGAGAGTAAGCTGGCGCAGATTACTGCTTCCTTGGCAGGTGTGAGCACAGCTGCGGCTAATTTAGCCTTGGCGCAGGAAAAGTTCCAAAACCAGAAACAGCAACAGACTAAGCTGAGTCCGGCTGAAGTCACTATGAAAAAAGAAGCTGAAGACTTTATCGCTTCTAGCAAGCAATCTCTGCTTGATTTGAAACAGGCTTACGCGCTGAACCCGAACTCGCTAGCTGGTGGCTGGTTGGAAAAAGGGCAGCAGTTCTTGAGTGAAGCGGCGGGTTCTAAAGACCCTGTGATTGTTAACACCCGTATCATTAACAACCTGCTCGGTTCTCAAGGTCTAGCTAAGCTGAAAGCAACCTTTGGCGGTGCGCCGACTGAAGGTGAACGCGCGATCTTGATGGAGCTTGAAGGTATCGGCTCTAAAACTAGAGAAGAACGCGCTGCGATCATCAAGCGCACCTACAAAGTTTTGCAAGACCGTATGGCTCGCGAACAAGCTCGCTTGGATCAAATCACTTCCGGCGCTTACCGTACGACCACCCCACTTGAAGAAGGGAATGAGTAATGGCAACAGCTAATCCGTACTTAGGCGGCGCTCGCGCCGTTATCGGTCAAGGTCTCGGCATGGGTTGGGGTGATGAGGCTGAGGCGTGGCTTCGGTCTAAGCTCGCAAATAGCAAGGGTTATGAAGCCGAACTCGCTAGGATCAATCAAGAGTACGCTCAATACTCTAAAGAGAACCCATTTGTAGCCCCTGCTCTTGAGTTCGGCGGCGGGGCTGCTCCTGCTCTGGCGGCGATGTTGACTGCCCCCGCAACCGGAGGTGCTACTGCGCCGGTCGCCGCGAGCGCACTAGCTCGCTTGGCAGCTAACCCTTACGTACGTGGCGCAGTAACCGGCGGTGTGACCGGCGGTGTCTCTGGCGCGGGGTCTGCCCAACCAGGAGAGCGAGGCTCCGGCGCGGTCACTGGTACGGTCGTCGGCACAACAGTCGGCACAGTGGCTCCGGCGGCTATTCGCGGAACAGGCGCGGCTTCTAAATGGTTACGTGACAGGCTCGCTCCGAGCGAAGCTAGTGTCACTAAGGCGGCGGTAGGCAAAGTCTCCCGCGCTATAAACGAGTCAGGTATGACTCCGCAACAGATTGAGCAGAAGGTCTTGCAGGATCGCGCTCGTAATATTCCTTCAACTATGGCCAACGCTGATCCCGCGTTGGTTGACCTCGCAGAGACCGTCGCCCAGCGTAGTGGTCCCAGCGGTCGTCTAGTTGAGAAGAAACTCGGCGAGCAGACCGCCGGTGCTCGTGAGCGTACTTATGCACAGACTCGTAAAGCGATTAAGTCTGGTAACTTCTACGCTGATGAACAGAAAATGATGGCAGATTTGCGCAAGCAAGCTGACACGCTTTATGACGACGCGTACGCTTTTGGTGACGTAGATGACCCCCGCATCATTGATGCTTTGAAGAACCCTCGCTTTCAAGAGTTCTGGGGCAGAGCGCGTAGCATTGCTGACACCGAGGCTCAAGCGGCTAAGTTGCGTGGCGAAGACCCCAGCAAGTTTGCCCTGCCTGAAATCTACAAACCTAGCGGTAAATTTGACGCCAATGGTAATGAGATTCTTGAGCTGACAAAACTACCCGATGTCCGCACTCTTGATTACATCAAACGCGGTATTGACGCTAGTATTGAAGCGGGTTACAAAAGCGCTCAGGGTATGAGCAGCGCTGAAGCCAACGCCCTCAAACAGTTGCGCAACGTCTACGTAGGCGCGATTGATGAAGCTACGGGCGGTGCAAACTCACCCTACCTCAAAGCTCGTCAAGCCTACTCCGGCGACATGGAGGTGCTTGATGCGATGCGCGCAGGTATGAAAGATTTCAACAAGCTAGATCATGAGCAAGTGATTGACATGATTAGCAAAATGGGTGTCGCTGAGAAAGACGCATTCAGAACAGGTGTTGTACGTGATTTGTACAGCAGGATCATGGATCCCTCGAGCAACATCAACGCCGCCCAGCGAATCATCGGCGCACCTGAGATGCAAGCTAAGTTGCAGCCGCTGTTTGACAGCCCTGCTAAGTTTGACATGTTCAAGTCCGCACTTGAGCGCGAGGCTCAGTTGTTCCAACAATCCAACCGCATCCTCGGTGGCGCGGCTACCGGAAGACGCACTCAGGCGCGTGAACGCTTTGAAGAAGGCTCAGGTGTGGGGGCTGCGGTTGCGGATGCCGTCTCGGGAGGATTCTGGGGGTCTCTGAGTAACATGGCAGCGCGTGTTGCGCGTAGCGCTAACATGACTGACGAAGTTGCTGAGAAAGTCGGCAAGTTGCTCATGTCAAGCGATCCACATGAAGTTGCTGCGGCAGTCAAGTTGATTGAGCAATATAACGTCAAAGCCGCCGCCGGTGCTAAGCGCCTCGGCAAAGGCGAGACCGGCGCAATCATGGGCACTATGACCGCATTCCCGCCTTCACCCATTGACCCTAACGCTAAATTAGAGAATGTTGAAGATGCGGACATTCCTAACATTCCTGGCGGTCGCTTAATCGGTCCGGACATTGATGCGGACATCGAAGCCGACTTGAAGAAAATGAAGTAAAATTCACTTCGCTGTCTCCGCAAAGAGCAGTTGCCACTTTTAACCCCGCTTCGGCGGGGTTTCTTTTTGCTCAATGTCCATGAGCACGCGGTTACGTAGTCTGAGTATGATGCGAATGTGGTCAGCAGCGTCATGTTGACCGTCCTTGTCCGCTTGAGCTATCGCTGCCAATAACTCTGGTTGCGTCCTGTCCCAATGTAATCCTGGTCCCAGCAGTGAGCGAATGTACGCCCACGGCATTACATACCGCCCGCGAGCCTATTCCACTCTTGATTGAACAGCACTGAGTTAACCTTGTTAGTCAGTGCGTAAGCGCAGTCAAGCGCTGTCTCAAGTGAAATAATGTTTACGCGGTGGTATGTGTTATCAGTTATCATTTGCTCAAGCGCGGAGAGTGCCCCACGAATGATTTTGACCTCATAGGTGTCAACCCCTACTTTCGGATCAGCCCCTGCCGCATTGATTAATGCGCGGAACATCATCCACATCGGCACGCAAAAGTCAACACAGGGTTCACCCTCATCGCGCATGTAGAGCTGGATCTTTTGATCAAGAATAGCCTTGCGCATGCTCTCACGCGCTACCAGCTTAGCAATCGGGTTCAGACCGACCTGCCTTTTGACCCGAGTAGGGGTTATTTTGGCCATCAGAAGTTTTCGTTATAAAATTTGCGCAGCACTTCGGCGAGGTCTTCGGTCTTGAACTCTCCACCTTCACCGCCGTTTACTTCACCAATCCAGACCGTGCCGGTGTTAGGTACACGACCAGGAGCGATGAACAGGTCACCTACCTGAATATGCCATGGGCACTTGGGTTCAAATACTTCCATTAATGTTCTCCTGCGTTTTCAGTTAATTCTTTGATGATGCGCTTCTCGTCCTCAGCGGTCATCTTCTTCTCAAGCCATGCGGCGCGATAACCTTTACGGTCATACACCTCGAACTCTACGTCAAACCAGCCGCCGTAGTAATCCCAGTCGCTAGCCCAAGTGTTGTGGTCGGGTTTCTGGTAATACCCTGCGGTCATCTCAACCTTGCAGGGTATACCCTTAACATGAGTCTCAATCATTTGTACCTCGTCTCGTAAAGCCAACGAGCCATGAGCAACGCCTCTGCGCGATCAGAATGTTTCTTCAGATTCAACGGCGCTTCAGGGAACATGCGAATCGCGAGCGCCCTGCTCATTTCTTTGTCGCTGGTCAGTTTGAAATGTTTCTTCCACTGCGAAGGGGTCATGTAGACAGTCTCAAACCGACACCCCGCAATAGAAGCTCGGGCAGAGCCGAAGCTGTCGCCTAAGCTGAAGATAGAAGATGACCCCTGTCCAGGCATAGCGTTCACCCGCTCAAGCGCAACGCATACCGCCTCCTCAGCGGGGACGTGCTTCCTGAGCAGGGTGATTAACCCAGCGGGGTCAACTTCATTCTTCACAGCTCCTGAGCCTTTGGCTACGACCGGCATATCTTCCACGGCTACGTACACGCCATCACGAAGAACGCCGATAGCGCCGCTGAGTCCTGGATCAATGCCGATCGTAATCATACTTTGTTCTCGTCCAGCTTATGGTCACCACACCAGTCATTCATATACACCGCTGGGTAACCACCCATGGTTGGGGCGTGTTTGCGGCAACGACCGACCTGAACAAGTGCATTGACGTCCGAGTTTGAAGTTCCAATACGTTGTTTCGGAACAAACCACATGCAGGTTTTGCAACTCATGTTCTCTGAGCGATGTGCCCAAGGGTCTTTTTCAACTTCAATCATAAAGCCTCGTAATTCTCACAGCCGGTACGCTGAGCGTCCATGCTGAGGGTTTCTTTGTTGAGTTCACACGTCCAAGTCCCTGCTGGGGTCGGAGTGGCCATAGAGCATGTGCGGCAGTGACGTAAGGGTTCAGCCTCACGGGTACAGACCGCTTTCATGCTACAGAATTTACATCCGAAGCTGCTACCGTCATCACTAATACCGGCGGGGCGCAGACGCGCCTCGGTCAGCTTGATGATTTTCTGTTGCAGTTTCTTTTGCTCGCTCTTGTCCTCTTTGACGCGCTCAACGTAGAACTGTTCATCGTCTTTGCAAACTGCGACGTAGAGGGCGCGGGTAAACCCGCCGAGCGCCATGCTGATTTGAACCTGAGCATAGTGCAACGGCTTGGACTCCTGAATACCCTTCTTGACGACTCCGCTAAAGCTGTTCTTATTGTGCGTCTTGACTTCAAGCACGTGAGGCGTGTCGCAGTCTGGCACATCTTTGATGACTCCGTCCACCTTAGTGATAAAGTGACCGGTATCATCTATGAACTCAAACTGACGACCGTCCTCTTGTTTATCCCAGACGGCAAACCCTGCGCGGCGCAGATCAGCTACGATCCGCTCCTCCTGCAAGTGTCCCGTCTCAAACAGGCGAAGCATACGTCCCTCAAAACCTTCGCGGGCGAACCCACGCCAGTCAAGCCAGATTTGTCGTATGCATTCTTCGCCTATAAAAGACGAGCCAAGCCGCCCGAGGTAGAGGTCAGTTGACGACTTCTCTTTCTCAATAGCAGCGTAGACCCTGTTAATGATCTGCTGCTCTGGTCTGGGCGGTATGGCTACCATGGCTCAATCCCAAGGGTTAGCGGACTTAGCGGCGGGGGCGGCGGGCTTAGGCGCGGCGGCTTTAGCCGGTGCAGCCTTAGCTGGCGTGGCGGCTTCCTGATTGAACATGAACGCCTTGATCTTGTTACTGTCAGCGTAGCCACCAGTACCCTTCTCAATCGTGACTGCCGCGCTGAAAGGCTTTTCAAGCAGCTTGTCAGTGTCGTCGGCTTCAGGCTTACCGCAAGCAGCAGCCCACGCAACCAGCTGTTGACGACCGATACGCTGGGCTTTCTCGCTCGGGTTGTTGATGTTGAAGTTTTGCCAGATCCAACGACCGGTGAACTCACCCTTGACGACTTCAAATTTCGCCTTGATGTAAGAACCTGTACCGGCGCTGGTTGCTTTTTCCTCAGCGTCGATTGCTTTCAACACGTACTCGCCGTCAGGGATAGGATCGTACGAACCACCGGTAGAACCGGTGTCAGGGGTGACGTCAGAGACGTCGAAGCCAAATTTAGCCATGATGATTTTCCTTAAGTTATTTAGAGATTGGGATCAGTTTTTCGATATTTTCGATTGTCATCTCAATATCGTCAGGACAGGTGTACCGGTTCTTAGCAGCGAACGCAGGGTTCTCAACAAAGTGGAGCAAGCGCTCACCTGTCGTTACGCCTCGGTTCTTCTGGTTATTGAAACCGGAGTCAGACTTGCGAATGATCACCTTGAACGCAGCAAACGCGAGCACATCAGCCCACTCCTGCAGCAGCGCGTTGCAGCGGTTAGGCAGCTTAGGCTGGAAGCGGTCGTAGGGTTCAGTACGCGGGTCTTCAAACTTCACTACGGCAGCGTGAGCGATCAGCACGACATTCATACGGCGCTTTACGCGCAGCACGTCTAAGCCCTGCAAGATCTCGCGGAACTCCTCAGCAACGAGCATCTGACCTTTACCGTAGGCAAGGTCTTTCGCATCATGTGAAGACTCCACGTTGCTCACGATGAGCGGCTCAATGAGCCAATCAACCGAGTCAATTACGACAGTCTTGAACTCATGCTCCTCTTTGATGAGGGTCTTGATGTTCTCGACCACGTCCTCAACCTTAGTTGCACGCGGGAAGCTGGTAACGTCTAACGAGTCTAGACCGTCCTCAGTGCTGATGAAAATCGGCGCTGGGAACTTGCTAGCCAAAGTAGACTTACCGATACCGTGACCGCCGTAAATACAAATACGGGGCGGCACGTCCTGTTTGCCTTTTCTCAAGGCGTCTTGCCAGTTTGACATATTTTTCTCCTTTCGTGGGTTAAAGCGGTTTGTCATCCGCTGCTTCAAAATCGTCGTAGTCGAGACCCATCTGACCAAAGTCCCAACGCTGAGGCATGTACGAGAACGAGTTACGATCCCAGCTCAGCACATTGATAATATCGTCCTGCTCGCTTGCAATAACCATGCACACTGCGCACAGCGTGGGGTCACCCACCATCAGCAAGTGATCGCCGTTCTGCCATTCAGACATGACCCGACGCGCCTTAGCGATCATGGTTGTCGTATCATAAGGTTTACGCGGATTACCGAAGACTGCACGCAACGCGCCGTACTTCTTCGCGTCCGAGAGGTCTTTATTATTGTCTACTTGTACTACGTAGACAGTTCGTTGATTACCGTGTTCCATTTTTAGCTTTCCTAGTTTTCTTAGGTGGTGGTGCCACTAAAGCGATCTGCTCCGAAGTGAGATACTGCGAGCAGCCGACCGCTATGGCGATTTTTATCGCCTCTTTGTTGTACCAGTCATAATCTAAATCAGCTGGGTGTGTGGTTTTGTCAAGTAAAGTCATGCAGGCTTTTGCGCCCTCGGTCTTTGGAACCTTGTTGCCGTTTGACGCATACTTGATAGGCTCATTGTTAGCATCTGTTGATTGGTACCACCGCACAACTTTACCGAGGTAGACGCCGTTCTGCTGACCGCCGCCGGTAACATTTCGGGCGCTGATAAAGTCTGTAAACGGGGCAGATCTGATCGTGTCTTCAAATGGAGTACCGTCCGCCAGCCACGCCCCTACAGCGTCAGACGAGACCTGAGCCGTTGGGTTTTTCTTAAGAGATAGCGGCGCATAGATACCTTTCACTTTCAGTTTCCGGTCAGGTTTGACCGCAATGTAATTGTTGACGTCTTTGACAGCGAGGGCGCGATAGGGCGTGTATTCAAATGAGAAACCAGACACCTCGCTGAACTTGTTGACAACCTTCTCAACCAGCTCTTTCTGCTCCTTAGTATAACGAATCGCAATGCCGTCAGTGTTAGCTGACAGGGTCAAAGCCCCTGCTCGCTCAAGCCACTCAATCAACATGAGCAGGGTGAACTGTCCTGTCAGCGTGACCGCCAACATTAAGTCCGGCGAGTACAACACCGAGTAACGGCTGGCGAGCTTGCCGAACGTGCCATTCAGCGAAATCTTCAGCGTTGCGTCGGTGATCTTGTCACCACTGCGCTTTGCCTCTAGGCGGCGCTCGTAAATTTTGCGGTACTCTTCAACGAAGCGCTTACCTAACGCAACCGGCACAAAGCCGCACTCAAGAATGATACTCGGGTAGAACGAAGCCGCGTCAATGTCACACATGTGATCATCACCGGCGATGTGGCACACCTGCCTATCATGTACGCTGTGAATACCGCCCACGCCGAGCTGGTACTCACCTGCGCCAAACTTGATTGTCCGCAGTCCGAGGAAGTCCGGAAGCTGAACGTGTCCGGTAACGGGGTTCATGTTGAAAACGTGCTCAGAGACGCGATCAAGCAGACCCTGTAGCTCGGCATCCATAAACTTCAGGAAGGCAGGAGGCGTATATCTGACCGTCTTGGGGATGTCATTCTCTTGACGCTTGAGACCCATGCTAGTAATGTACGCCTGCTCAGCCATCTGCGAGTCCGACTTGCTACGCATGTCAGCCCCGTAGCGGCGGCTCATCTCAACGCGCAGCATAAGCTCACCCTCAAGCTGATTCAACAGCTCGGCGGTGGTGTCAACGTCGTTATGACAATATTCAAGCAGCACTGGCTCTTGATCAGGGGTGATCATCTCGTCGTGGGCGATCGGCATGTCCTGCAACTTAGGCATGTGCATGCGAGCGCCATAGGCTTTCAGACCTACGAATGACGGGGCGACCTCAATCAAGTCAATGTCATCAAGAATAACGTCACGTAAATTGTGCTTGCGCATCGCATTCCACGGCGACAGGCGATTAGTGATGATGTCATCAGCAATACGCTTGATCTCAATCTCAGTCCTGCCGAGGCAGAACGCCGCCACAACCGCGTTGTCAAACGACTTACTGTTGAACCCGATAAAGGTGCTGTCAGCCTGCTGCACGAAGCGCGTGAGCCGAGCCGGTGCGTCGTCATCATGACGCCACAGGTCAAACCACTCGCCCGTCTCAATGTTCTTTGCGCAGAACAAAGTCCGGTTGGGCAGAGTTTCAGTATCAAACACCCAAGTGCCCATTTCAGTCTTGATTGACATAGCCGCGAGTCGGCTCAGCGCCGTCATTGCAGAGCGCATCAGCCTTACGCTGCTCGATCTCAATCAGCTTCTCAAGGAAGTGAACGGCTTTCTGCAAGTCTTGAATCGGGTTACCTTTGAGGTAGCAACGCTCAACGTACTTAGTAGCCGCGCCCTGAAAGTAATTGAGACCCAAGCGATTGACGCGATCCCAGTGTTCCTCGCCGCCGTGCTTGTAGTGATTACCGCCGACCTGTTTATCATTCGCGCTCATGCTGCGTAGTCCTTAATCATGTTGAAAATTTCGCGCTCGCGACCGACCAGAATCAGCTCTTCCGCGTAGCTGATGTAGCGGTCAAATACGCGGCGCATACGCTTGTTACCTAATGAGATCTCCCGAGCGCAAAACAGCGCCCCCTGAGCTACGTCAGCGAGCTTGAGAGTGCGCTTGTCTTCAGGCGAGAGGTGAGGCATGACGATTCCGGCAGCGGTCATAAGGCGCAGCTCTAATTCATCAACCTTACCGCCGATGCCGAACTCACGCTTAGCAGGGGAGGGGATGTCGCCGGTCTGGTGCTCGGCTAAATCATGAAAGAGCGCCGCCATCAGTAATTGACGACTCGCCATCGGGTCAAACATCAAGCACAACATAGCGACGCCGTGCGAGTGGTGACCGACGGTCTCAGACACGAGCGTAGTTACGGTATGGTAGCGCTTGACTTCGCTTCCAGCCAGAATAAAATCGAGAGTATGTTTCACAAAAAGTTCTCCAGTTAGCAGTTATGTGAGCAATTATAGCTCACATTTCTCACACAAAGCAAATTATTTTTTCTCAGCCTTTCGCAACTCGTTCAGCTCGTCATCTTCCTCTTTGATCTTGCGTGCGTGGTCACGGCGGTCAATCCAATCAAATGCGGCGCGTTTCCAATCACTAGCGCGGATCTTAGCGGCGTAGCTACGACCGTCACCTGCGTGGATCTTACGTACGCGACTGATCATAGCCAGAGGGTGAGCCACGTGCTCAAAGAACGGGTTAGCATAATGAATGCGCTCGTTGTACGGGTCGTGGCAGAACATCTCACACTCCGCTAGGAACAGCTTGTACTCGCCGTTGAGCATGATAGGTAAGGGGCGCACCTCACCTTTACTGTAGAGGTCGTAGCTCTCTGCGTCAGGCGGTGAAGCCAAGTAATCTTTCGCATTGTAAAGCTCAGTGTACAAGTGGAAATTGTTGCTCACCTGACGGTACACGCCCATATGCATACCGATAGCGGAAGCGACGAACTCCTGCACAAAACTGAAGTGAACCGCGTTAGCGCCGTACGCACCCCACCAGATGTCATTCGACCGGTTATACACTGTCATGTTCAACCGGTTGTTACGCGTGTCAAATATCATCTGCGTGTTACACGCTTTGTCTTTGGTCTTCTTAGTGAGGTCGGCTTCGTCCCAGATTTGAACGACCGCCTGACGGGTTGCAGGGTCTCTGCGCAACAACTTGATAACCTCATCAAGCTGGTCACGTCCAAAGTGCTTACGCCAGCGGTAGCCATAAGCGGCGTTGAACGTCTTGCCGTCGTCGCTGAACTCGCCCATGCGCTTGTTGAACTGCTGCAGGAACGCCACATCGTTACGCCCTGCTAGCATCCAGATTGACTCCATCAGGTGAAAGATCGGGTTAGCGTCGCGCCCCTTATGAAACAGCACACGCTCGAACGGGTACTTATAAACAGTGGTAACCGGCTCAGGGTACACGAGAGCGGGACCATTGCGGGTCTGCTCAGGTTGTAGGTTGAGCACTTTGAGCTTCCAGAATATCTCACTAAAAGCCTGATTGACGTTACGTACGACTAATTCCATTTAGAACTCCGTTTCTGGTTGGTAGGTTGTTTTAGGTTTACCCTCGCTGAGAACAGCTCGGCAGTATTTGCTGAATTCGCACATGCAGTTCTGCACATCATGCAGCGTCATGTCTACGATTTCTAATTTGTCAACGATCTCGCCATAGACGTTACTCAGCTCGGCGTTAAACTCTTTTTGCTTCCACGTAGCGAACGGCGCTCTGCCGAGCAGGTAGTTGAGACCGCGTGAACTCCCTGGACCGATAGGCGCGTAGGTGTACAAATCTTCAACGTCCATTCCCGTGTAGGTCAAATCAGCAGCCACTTGACCGGCTATGAAAGTACTAATGCCGAAGCACTTGCTCAACTCGGCTACAAACTTCTCAATCGACATCACGCTATCAGCGTTCCACAACGCCGCTCTAACATTGTCGGCGTTCTCAATAGCGCTGCCGATGATGTACTTTGCGACTGCCTTAGACTTGTTGCCTCCTGGTTCCATCTTAGTCGGGTAGAGCATATACGCGCCGGAGTAGACCTTCTTACCGTCATTCTTGATGCGCTCAAGCGTATGCTCAAACATGTCAGCGTCAAAGTCTTCAGGGGCGCAGGGGATGACACCCTTTTTCATCAGCGCCTGTAGCGTGGGTGGCCAGTTGATCAGGCGGGCGATCAACAGCGTGAACCACAGGTGCTCGTCACCACTAGCGGTCGCTGGCTCAATCAGCTTGTCAATCACCCACTGCGAGACGCGGTCGTCGCTGCGGTGAATATTGGTGAATTTGTACTTAGCGAGCACGGGGTCTTTAGTCCACGGGGCGCTGTGACCGTTCTCACGGGCGAGGCGAATAGCCTCACGCTCCCAGATGAAGTAAAGCAGACCCCCCATCGAGCATACCGTCTCCGGTGTCGGCATAGGATAAGGGCAGTTGTCACGCATTTTCGTTATCTTTCAAATAGGTTACAACGCCCGAGATAGGGTCTTGCCAATCTAGGAAACGCACGTCATAGCCGCCCGCCTCAGTTAGTATTTCGGCGCTCCTGTGACATTGGTCATACGCGGTGCGCATAGTCTTGTCAGGGTCAAATACTTTCTCATTACCCGCCGCCGCGCGACGAGCTAACACTCTCTCAAGGCAGACCTCCCAAGGGGTGTCCAAGAATGAGAATATCGCGCCATGGTCTTTCAGTATCGGAGCCACATGACCGCCGCTGCTTGACTTGCTCATCAGCAACCCTTCAACGAGCACATGACCATGACCATGCGCCTTTACCACGCGATCAGCGATCTCCTCTTGCGTCTTGATCCCGTCTGCGCCGCCGCATGTGTTTTCGTAGCTACCTACTACAAACACAGGAGTCATAATACCCCAAGCAGAGGCGTCTACTTTGTAACCCAACGGGCGGTCAGGTTTACCACCCAGCGCCTGAGTCGGTAGCTTAGTGAGAAAGCGCCGCACGATTGTGGTCTTGCCAGAACCATTACAGCCGCGAATGTTGACAATCTGGGTCATAGGAAGTACTCCGCTCTATAGGGTGAACCGGTCTCAGGGAACACAGCGGCTTTCTGCTTCACAGTCATAGGTGAACTCTCGCATTCAACACGCAGCCAGTCGGGCAGCAGTTGAGACCGCATGTCTTTGAACACGTCGGTGTATGCGTCTTGACCGCGTAGATCAGCCCACTCAATACGCTCTTGTGCCATGTCAGCGTAAACTCCTGGGTACCGACGACCGAAGAAATGATTCTTGAAGGTGCACAGGTTTGACTCCATAGTGAAGCGACCCGCATTAGGCGCGTCAGGGTGAGCAGCTTTGAAGTCATCAATGACCTTGTCAGCTCCCGCCGCGAGGAAGCCGCACATCAAGTTGAATTTAGGGTAATTGCCGTCCTGCCCGTTAGGTAGGCGCTTGTCCCAGACCAGCTCATCTTTGCCAATCAAGAACAGCATCCCGTTGCGGTGTGACTTGCTACCTGACTTGTCACTGAACAGCAGGTCATCACAGTCAGCGCCGTAGCCGTTCAGGTGTACGTACTCTAGGTAGCTGAACGATGACAGGCGACCGAAGCTATGATAGCGGTTACGTACGATGTCCCACAGCGCCTCGTAGGGCTTACCAGTCAGCATCGCCTCTTGAGAGCCGAACTCCTCTACCAACTTAGCGTAAGCCTTGATAGCGGGCAGCGTGTCTTTCTTTTGATACCGGCGGTCGGTGTCAAACTGAAGCGTGTCCCACTCGGCGTTGAACCATTCTTCAAACTTAGTCAGCGCGGCGCTAGCTGGAGGAACCATCGGCAGCTGATCAAATATGCGCAGCGACGTGATTGGGTTTTGAGTCATGCCGTTCAAGAATGCGAACCAGAGCTTCTGCTCGGCGTTCCACTTGTAGCGGCGAGCGAGTTCAGGCATATACAGGTAGACGAGTCCTGGCATTACCCCGTGCTCAAGGTTCATCTTGTAAAGCGCGGTGAAATACTCTGACCGGTTTTCCGGCAGGCGGTAATCTTTCATGATGCTTTCCTAGTGTAAAAAGGTTCAACAATCTTCGTGTCGGGGGCGCTGCCCACAATCCAGAAGGCGGTCTGGTCATCATAATCTAACTGGTCATGGTGTGTCAACCAGCGCCACATCTTAGCCTCGTAGGTCGGGTGAAATTTGATACCGTCATAGTTCTCACCGGTAAAGTGATCGCTGTACTTGCTGTAGCCGCTATCGTGCAGGCTATAGTGCTTCCACTTGAACGGCAGCTTATCAACGTCCACGCCGATGTACGCAAGGCGCTGACGCATCCAACCACGCTTGTCGGGACCGATACCTATGGTGAACAACTCCTCAATGTTGTGCGAGTCGCGGCTCAAGCCGAGCATGATGCTCGTCAGCGAGTTACAAGACCCCGCAGGGGCGATGAGGCGCTTGACTTCAGGCGGCATGTTAGTAGTCTGATGAGCGCCGACCTCGTGAAACTTACGCACATCTTCCTCAGGGTAGCGGTCATGCGGCACAGTGATACCGTACTCAACCACGAGCGAGGTAGGTTGCGTCAGGTCAACAACTTTGCGTTGCAAGATAGGATTGTACGGACCAGAAGCGAACTCAAACTCAGCATCAAAGCCGTAGGCAATGCGAGGGTTCTCATGACGCAACACAGTCTCAGGCTTGCTATAGACGATCTGCCGAGCGCGTAAGCCATAATGCGCACCCACGATGGCGCTCATGCTCAGCTGAGGAGACTGAATGCTAGCGCCAGTAACGATGTGGGTCTTACCCTGACGAAATTTGTTGACATACCAAATCAGCTGGCGCATCTTTGAGCCGTTCGGACCACTGTAGCCGAGGGGGGCGAAGTAATCATCACGCTTGAACCACATACCCTTGCGGTTCTCCCACGGGGTGTGCGTGCCGAGGTGTTGCTCCCACTTGACCAAGTTACGGTCAATAGCTAACTCAGGAAATACTGTGTTCATTCTGAATCCTCTCGTACGAATACTGCGTAACCGGCGTCCTCAGGGAAAACCGCCCCATGTGACATGACCAGATTAGCGTCAATCACCTCGTTAAAACCATCAACTGGGCAGATGCGGAAAGTGAGGTCACCTGCCTCAGTCCTCATAGCCGCGATACCCACGATACCCTTACCAGTGGTGAACCACTTGACATCAGCCAATACAGGCGCGTTCTCGTTCATTTCTTGACTCCTTTAATGTTAACCAGCATGAAGCTGCGTGCGTTGATTTCAATGATCTTCTGCTCACCGACCTTAGCGGCGGCGTAGAGCTGTGCAGTGAGGCGGTCTTGCTGAGCGCTAGTCATCCACTCAGGATTGTCGCGCCACATCTGATACGCATTCTTCCACGTGTCGCCGGTGTTCACGCAGATGATGGTGCGGTCGAGCTTGAGCGAGTCCTTCATGACGGGGCGGGTAGAGGTGTCAACCACTTGTTTAATCACTTTGCTAGTAGGTACAGGGGAGAGCAAGCTCTCAAAAACCTCAGCACAACGCCGCTCGGCGGTTTTACGGTCACTAAAGCGCTTGACCGGTGTTGTGCTGTGGCGGTTATAAAACGACACTAATTGTGGAGTCGTCATGCTGGAAAAGTTTACTGTATTCATTTCAAATCTCCAAGGAAAATTCTAATTAAAAAGGGGCTTTTTCGGTCTGCTCGATTTGCTTGCGAGCATACTCACGGATTTGTTTAGCAGTCCACGGCACGGGACCAGTAGCGGGTGGGAATGGCCAGTTGTTCATACGCCCGCCTTTTGAATCATGTACAACGTAGTTGACAGGTCAGACACGCCGCCATTGCAGTAATGTAGGTTAGGCGCTTGACGGTACTTGTTCTGAGCGCTGTGATTGATAAACTTAGTCATCAGGATTGTATGGTCAGCGTGGAACTGGCTACGGCTCGCGGCTTCCTCACCCGTCATGAATGTGAATTTGACATCGGGGTAGTTCCGACTGACGCTAGTCATCTGAACGCCGTTCAAACCGACGATCAACACTGAGGGCTTACGGGGCTTAGGCGGCGTAGCTTCAACTTTGTAGCGCTTGAACTGCGTGTCAAACTCAGCGCCGATGTGCTGCTTGACTTCAGCCTGAGTCATCTGCGGACGCAGACGCTCGGCTATGCGGTCAGCTAGCGCGTCTAGTAGGTCGTCAAAGATCTTGAGCAGGGGGTTAACCGGCGGCTGCTCAACTACAGGGGCGCTCACCGGCGCGGGTTCAGGCTTAGGTACTTTTTCAGCCGCAACCTGCGCAGCCTCAATCATAGGACGCTCGTTATAGACGACTTGGTCAGTGATTTTACGGCGGCGCTCATACGGCAGGACGAGCTGGGCGCGGCTAAGGGCTTCGCGGCGGGTGAGCATAGGGCTAGCGATGAACGCTTCAGTCAGCGCTTGATTGATGAGCGCTCGCTCGGCTGTAGACCAGTGAATTCGTGTTGACATGTTAGTTGCTCCAGTGGCGAGCGGCACAGACGCTCTTCAGGTTGTCGTAGTCCGTATGCACTTTGTTTTGCAGGCGGTCGCAATACGCGGCTTCCTCATCGACCGCGTTGTCATAATCAAATGTCCCAACCGCGCCGAACGCGATCAGGATGAGTAGGAATGTAGCGCGGGCGATCATGCTACCTCCTTGAATGTTGTTGCGTGAGGCTTGATACCCAACTCTTCAAGATGACGGATAGCGACGAAGTCGAGTGGCAGGCTAGAGCCGCAGATCAGGAACACGGCTTGACTAGATGTGACGGGGCGAGAGAATACACGGCGTGTGCCGTCTTCGTCCTTGATGATGACGACGTATTCTTTCTTGCCTTGACCTTTATATTTCATAGTAGTTCTCCAGTTATTGAGTTATTGATTAAATAGCCAGTTCGGCTTGCTTGACTTCAATGGCGTAGCCGAGGCTCTTAGCGAGCTTAAGCGTCTCGCGAGTCAGCGTGTACTGACGGGCGAGGTCAGCAAAGATCTGAGCCGTGCTGTTAGCGGGGTAGATTGTTTCTTTACCGTAAACATTCTTTACGGTGACTAACAGGGTTGTGTTGGTGATAGGTTGAGTCATGTGAGTTCTCCAGTTATTGAGTTATGAAGAGGGGCTTACGCCCCATTTGGTTATTCGGTTTTAGCGTCCAACACTGCGATAATCGTGTTTAGCGGGGTCAACTTGCCAGCCATGTAATAAAACACGCGGATAAAACTGGTGCCAAACTGATTAGTCACGTAGTGCCATGTTGCTGTCACTGGCAAGCCGTTGAAAATGTCATACAACTGCACACCGCGTTCAAATTGGCTCTTACGCAATGCGATGATTTCAGATACTGATTTGCTGATTGTTTCCACGCGTGGGTTAACAGTGCGCTCAACTTTAACGATCTCTGCTGACTTGATTGTGCTGCGCATTTCAACCAGTGTTTCAATTTGAGATGTGAACACTTCAGCTTGTGGGAACACGTTCAACACCAAGGCGGTGTGCTTAGCTTTCCAGTTGTTGAGGTAATTAGCCAAGCCCCAGTACACATCGTTCTGTGCTTCAGTTCTGTCATCGTAAGGGATGGCCAAGCACAAGGCTTTGATACTATCTGTGAGCATTTCATAGGCGCGACCTAAGTCTTGCAACGCATCGTTTTTTGAAGCCATTGTGGTGAAGCCAGCTTCAAACTTTTCGTTAGCGCGATTTACGTAAAATTCAACATTGCGGGTCATGTCAGTTCTCCAGTTATCAAGTTATCATGGTCAGCACTGTGCCAGCCAATGAATGAATTATAGGCTGAATGTTTTTGAAAAGGCAAGCGTTATTTTTAATGACCCTTCACCGCAGTTGGTTATTGGCTATTTCCCCTATAAACATTAGGCTTCCGGAGTGGGTGATTCAATGTCACGCAAAATAAATTTTTCAAAGAATTTGCCTTTTCAAAAAATCTAAGGCATAATTCGCAGTGATAACGTATAACTGGAGCACCGGATGCAATTAAGACCTTACCAAGACGAAGCCACCCAAGCCGCTATAGCCGCGCTAGGGAAGGGGATCAACCCCGTGCTTCAGCTCGCCACCGGTACAGGCAAGTCTCTCATCATCGCCGCTATAGCTAGCCTCTATAGGGCAGCGGGCAAAAACACTTGGGTACTCACCCACGTTCAACAACTCGTCAAACAAAACGCCTCCACCTACACTCGCTATAGCGAGCTAGAGCCGGCAATCGTCTGCGCAGGACTGAACCGCAAGGACGTTGACGGGCAAGTTACCTTCGGCACCATTCAAAGCATGATGGGCGTCCTAGCTGAAATGCAAGCGCCTGACCTCATCATTATAGACGAAGCGCACCGCGTCCCGCACAACGAGGGCGAGCCGACGCTCTACGAATCAATACTGCGCCGTTACCCCGCTGCTCAACGCGTCGCTATGACCGCTACGCCGTGGCGAATGGACAATGGGATCATTTACGGTGACGGGGAGCAGTTCTGGTTTGACCGCCTCGCCTACAACTACCCCGTGCCCCGCGCCGTTCACGACGGATGGCTGTGCCCGCTAGTCGGCGTTGAGACCGCGTTTCAACTCGACCTAGAAGACGTGGGTGTGAACGGGGACTTTGTGCAAACCGAAGTCGGTGACAAGCAGATGAACGACTGGCTTGAGTCAATGGCTGAATCATTGCTCACCCTCGCCGGCAACCGGAAGCATCTCGCGGTTTACTGCCCGACCATTACCGCCGCCATGCGTGCCGCTAACGCGATCACTAAGGTGACGGGTTGGTCAACAGAAGTCATGGCGGGCAGCATGAAGGGCGTTGAGCGGGATGACATCATGCACCGGTTCCTGAGCGGTAAAAGCCGCGTGCTCTGCTCGGTTGATATGATTACCACCGGCTTTGACTTCCCTGCGCTGGATTGCATCGTGTGCCTGAGGCCAACTCTCTCCTCCTCTCTGTGGGTTCAGATTCAAGGTCGGGGTACTCGCCTACACGACAGCAAAAAGAACTGCCTCGTGCTTGACTTTGTGGGTAACCTGCAACGCTTAGGCGGCGTAGACATGTATGAAAAGTTCTACCGCGAGCGCCTTGACGCTGAAGCGGAAGAGCTACCCGCAGTGCCCACTAAGCCTCACGTCAAAAAAGAGCGCAAGGTTTATCCTGGTGTGCGCACCATCATACCCATTGACCCTATGACAGGACGTGAGGCTACTGATGACTCAGTCATCACCGCCAAGGTCAGCAACGTCAACTGCGTCGCGGTGTTTACGCGGCGTAACCCCAATCAACCGGTGCTGCTCGTGCAGTACGCCTGCATCACAGATGAGGGGGCGCGTATTGATGCTTCTACTTTCATCAGCACCGAAACACCCACATCGCAAACGGTAGCATTTTTCAAAAGACGCGCCCTTGCGGTAAACTTACCCTCCCCTGCTCGTTCACTCACTTGGCAACTGAAAGGCGCTCGACAACCGGTCGCGGTTACTGTACGCAAGTCTGGGCGCTACTGGAATGTGCTTGAGGAGTATTTCAACGGAGAAACAGAATAATGACGAGCAAGACGCCTAAGCATGTGTGGGCAGTAGACACTGACGGACCAAAAACTTTAGACTTCGCGCTAGCTTATGCGAGGCTCGGTTGGTACGTGTTGCCCGTGTGGTCGGTGGACTCGCATGGCCAATGCCGGTGCGGTCGCCCTAACACTGAGAAAGGTCACAAGGCGGGCAAGCACCCTCAGTCTGAGTTAGTTCCGCACGGGCATCAAGACGCAACTGTTGATGAACAAGTCATCAAGGACTGGTGGGCTACTGACCCCGACGCGGGTATCGGTATCTCCCTCGCCGAGTCAGGTCTGCTGGCGCTGGACATTGACCCGCAGAACGGCGGTGTTGACTCACTGGCAGAGCTAGAAGCTGAACATGGCGTCATGCACTCCGACTGTACGGCGGTGACTCAAGGCGGCGGGGAGCATAGGCTGTTCACCGCTGATGAGGACATGACGTATCCTGGCACACTGGGTAAAGGGCTTGACCTGAAGCACCATGGCTATATCTGCGTCGCCCCTACGCTCGGACCCTCCGGTGATTACAAGTGGCAACAAGGGCGCTCGCCGCTCAGTCAAACCCGTCCGGCAAAGCCCTCACCCTTACCTCAGCTGATAGCGAGTAAGGCACGACCTCCAGTGAACTATAGCCTGACCGAGCGCGGTGGCGTTCCGGTGGCAACGGCTCAGACCTTTGATGACCTGCGCTCGGCGCTCAAACACGTTGACGCTGATGACTACACAACGTGGGTCAACGTCGGTATGGTGCTCAAGCCTTACGGCGAGAACGGCTACAAAATTTGGACCGAGTGGGCGGCGACCAGTGACAAGTTTGATGCCGCCGCGCAGAGGCGCAAGTGGGAGCGTGACATCAGTACTCCGCACTCAATCACTTACCGCTCAATCTTCCGCATGGCGATTGACAACGGCTGGGCAGGTAACACTCACGAAGCACCACAAGCCGCAACGACTCCTGACGGTAAACCCGCAGTTCACCCGCTCAGTCTCAAGAACTCAGTCGCCTCGGGCGCGGGTGAAGTCAACGTCTTTGAGTACGTGTACGAGGACTTTATGTCTACCGGTGTCAACGTAGTCGCCGGTGCTCCTGGTGTCGGTAAGACGACGCTCATCGTACCTATGGCGTTAGCCACTGCGCACCTCTGCCCGCATGACTACACGCTCAAGCCCGCCGTTAGGCGCAACGTCATCATCATAACCGAGTCGGTCGTTCAGGTTCAACGGGTCATTTACTCGCTCT